TCAAAAACATAAAATCAAGTTTAAAAATTTTTTTATCATCATATAAACTTAAATAATTAGAAGTATATTTGTTTATATTTCTAATATTGCGTAAACTATAGTATTTATAATTTACTTTAAATAAACCTGTATTAATTAGTTTATTTAAAAGTTTATTTTTATTTAAATATATATTTTCGCAACTATTAAGTTTTAGAAATTTATTATTTTTAAAAAAATCAATTGATTTTATACTAATATTACCTAAATATTTTTGAAAATATAATTTAGACATCAAATGGAAATTCAAACTATTAACAAATAAACTTGAGTTTTTATACAAAAGTTTTATTGAATTATTTTTTAAATATTTTTGTTTATAAAAGCTTATATTTTTTAAATTAAAGTTATTTAAAAATAAATTATTATTTTTAAATAAAGACAAATTAATTCTATTAATTTTTAAATATTTATTTTGTAATATAAAAATTTCTCTATTAAATAAATCACTAAATACTATATTGCTAAGATTTTTTGCTATTAAGTTTTCAACTTTTTTATCAAAATATTTTACTAAACTTAAGTTTAGTTTTTTTACATTTTCTTTATAAAAAAACATTGCATTAAACTTATTAATATACAAAATTCTTTGAGTATCTAGTTTTTTATTAAATAGTTTAAACATATAATTAAATCTTAAAACAGTTAAATTTTTAGCTTTATTATATTTATGTAAATCCCTAAGATTTAATATATCTAAATTATAATAGTAACTTTTACTCAATTCTTTGTTTTTTATCTCATTTAGAAAATTGCTGGAATCTGATTTACTACAATGTTTTATTTTATTAATTATTACAAATCTACGCAACGGCTTGCAACATTCTCTTAATTTTAATACTTCAATAGTTTTAACATTTAATTTACAGATAATATTTATTTTATTAGCAAATTCTATTTTTTTAGAATTAAAAATATTTAAATCTAAATTTCTAATAAAATTAATATATTTCTTATTGCTTAATTTGTTCAAACCAAACTCATTATTTCTTAATAAAAAAATTTTATTATCATTTTTAAAAAAATTTTGATGATAAAATCTAAATAATGATTTAGTCATAGAAAATTTAAAGCAGCTATTAAGTTTTAATAATTCTAATATTTTTATATCAATTTTAGCAATATTTATATTTGTTTTTCTATATAATTGCTTTATACTCTTAAATTCTATATGATTTAAAAATATTTTATACATATTTTTATTTAAATTCATTTTTCCAATGTTTGGTTCATTGGAGTAAAAATATTTTAAATTAGAAATTTTATTAATTATTTTTATGCTTTTATCATGTAAAATTTTATTAGTAGTTTTATTTAAATTTACAGTTGAGTTATATTTAAATGTACCACTAGAATTTACACCCCCTACATACTTCACAGTGCATAGAGGTACTTTATGTAGGGGCATTAAAATCACCTCTATTCTGTAGTTTTATAGCATCTTAAAGCAATACAATATAATACATTAGCACTATTGTTTATAAAATTAAATGGTGCCGTAATAGTAAATTTTTTATAATATTCTTCATCCAGCTCATCCTTATGATATGCAAGTTTATCTCCATCGTATAAAGCAGATGCATCTCCCAATAATACGTTAATCATTTTCCCACGTTCTCTATCGATTGGATGTACTAATTCAATATCAGAAAACGAATGCTTTTTATGATTCCAACGAGATCCTTCAATATTGCATTTATCCATAAATTGATTATCTGTGAATAATTTTGGATAATGTGGTTGATAAGGCATACCAATTTTATTCGCAAACATCGCCACATCAGTTATACCAGTTGCTGTTCTTTGTCCAAATTCATCGCTATAAATAGGCTCAACATCAGAACTTGTCGTAACACCAAAGTTGTATTTATCGTCTGTTATAGCACTATCCTCAACTGGTTTTAATGCCCCAGCATACATATAACTCGTAAGATAATTGTTATATGGGTGCACATCTGCGGATGGATCACCTCGCAAGACTAGATTAATACTATCTTTTGTAACATTAAGCCAGTACTGGATAGGTAACCAGTCTTTAATTTGCGAAGATAAATTTTTATACCAGGCAAGTCTATAATAATAATTTTTACTTACATCATTTATATCATCTCTTTTAGAATTAAGTGTTTTGCCAAATTGAACTCGAACATGATTAATTGCATTGCTTTTAGACATAGCACTTACGTAATTATCATAAATCCCTATAGAGTCCATTTTTTCTAGTACTTCTGCATCGTTTCGATGGTAAGTATCTAAACGCACATTATAAGTGTGAAGAGATTTGAATTGAACTAATGATTGCTTTTCTTCTTGAGATAAATCACCTTTTGTGCGCTCAATTTTTAAGTAAAATTGTTCCCCATAAGTTGTTGTAGTGCTTAGAATTATTTTATCTTCTACACCATTTTTGTCAATTTTTGTTTTTACTTTGTCTGATGTTGATTTATCTGTTACTAAGTCAATTTGTTCCTTTTTAACACTTCCTCCAATAGAATCCAAGCTTGAAGGATAAATTAAATTCCATTTATAAAGCCCTGCATTTTTAGTAATTTCTGTTGCTAATGTTTTTAATAAATTTTTAACGCTTGTGTTTCCTTCTATATAGTAAAATTTATCATTACTCATTTACTTTAACTCCCTCCATTTTTAAAATATTTGTTTTCAAATCTAATGTTGCGATAATTCCAAAATTTTTAGTTTTATAACAAATTATTTCATTTATTTTTCTTCCGATTTTTCTATATACTGTTAATGTGTAAGAATCTTTTAAAGGAACGTGATTATAATTATCAATTGCAATACATAATGTTTTACTATAGTTTCCTTTTATACTTAAAATTTCAGAGTTAGTGTTGCTTATATGCTCTAATGTATCAAAATTAAGATACAATCCATTAGCAGATTTATTCATAAAGCAAACATGTGTTCCGTCATTCAAAATTCCATGTATATCCAAATCTGTTGAACTGTCGCTTTCCCAGTTTAATTCAAATGCCCAGTCCCAATCGTTTGGAATATCTTTAACCGTTGGTTTTGGCAATGGTGGATTTAAAGTTTCTATATCCCCTTTTATATATTCCAGATCAATTCCTATTTGTCTGCTATTTCCACTTAGATTTTTAAAAATAAAAAAAATAGGTGTATTTGCATTTACACTAAAATAAGTATTAAAGTATATATGCTCTCCTATTTCTTTTATAGTTTTATTATCTATTATTTTATTTTTATTTACAATTAAGTCAATTCTATCGTCTTTTTTCCATCCTGTCATGTCGCAGCTTATTCCAGTTATATAAATATTTTTTTCAAAAATAAAATATTCTTTATAATCTTTCTTTATAGCAGGTATATGCATTAACTTTCCATCAATTTTAAATACGCCATTATGTTTAAAAATTAAAATCTCTTTTATTTTTTTAGTTATACCTATATATTTATTTTCAGGCAACTTGTCTTTTATTATATCTAGTAAAGCATTAATATTATCTATGCAATCTGTATTAATATTATTGCTTAGATAATCTCTTACAATATTTTCGATGTCATTGCCTAATCTTTTAATTAGTTCGTCAAGATTAATTACGTACTTAGGTAATCCCATTTAACTATCCTCCAAGATTGCAAAATCAACCCACAATATTTTACTTGTACAGCTAATATTATTAAATTTAAATCTAATAATATCACCTGCATTAATTGGATAAAATACATTAAAGTGCTTACACTCTCCATATTCCTTTGTGCGAACTTGTTTAAATATTTGTTCTTCATTTATAGTTAAATCCCAATTATCCTCAAATCTCCAGGAACTTTGAGAATAGGTTACACTAGTCAATTTCCCTTTTTTAGGCGCTTTAAATTCAATACAATTGCCATCTTTTTTCGCATAAATTTCAAGCATATTACCATATATTTTTTGAATACCTGATATTCCAAGATTGCTGCTAAGTGCATCCAATTTTATTCCTAGCGCATTTAATGCATCAATTAAATCACTATAATCAATTCCCTGTATCTTATCCAGAATATCTTTTAATAGCCGCTCCATATTTTCTGTTTCAAAAATTAAATCACCTGTTTTAATATCAATTTTTTTATCAAAGTATTGTTTTAATAAATCACACAATTCATCAAAATTTAAAATATAAGAAGGTAATCCCATTAGTTATTCACCTCTCCATAAAAAACTTGATCATTTTGATTTCTAGCTAAATCTATATAATAATAGTCAATTTCATCATCGAGTTTTGGTAAAGTAACTTTTATTCTCGTGACTTTTCCACGCCAATCTCGAATAAGCTCCTCTTGCCATTCCATTAATTCACCTTCAGCATATATTATTCGCTCTACTTTATTATGAGCGTTTCTTACAATTCTAAATGGATATTCTGGAAGCTCGTCTTGAATAGTGTTATTACATTTGATTCTTAATAATTTTTTACGCCAATATTGTTTAATTATATATTCTACAGGTTCCCTAAAATTATTATAACTAGCCATCAATCTGCACCTTTTTCCAGTCCATATTAACTGTTATATTTGCTGTGTAATCTTCTTTAGTATCTGATTGTAAATATACGTACCATCGACCGGCTATTGGATTATAAATTTTGAAATATTCTTCTGGAGTACCTTTCCAGCCACTATAACTTAATTTTTGACAACTATTCAAATCATTTTTCATTATAGGATTTTCTACATCTTTTAATATTTGTTGTTTATATCCGTAAAATGCTTTATTGGGATCTTGAATTACAAGATCATAATGTTTAGTATCTATTAAAGTAGCAAAATAAGATTTAATTTCAAGGTAAGATTGCTTTTCTATATCAATAAAACCAAGCTTAATTTTTCCAGATTTATCGATTTTAAAACTAATACTTTTATTGCCTTTAACATTAACATAAGTTTCATTATTCTTTTTTTTATTTTTAGAATCAGTAGGGATATTATAATTGCCTTGACTTTTTTCAGGTTTTACCCAAAAATCTGCAACAAGCAATTCCAATTCTATTTCATCATAATAATTTCCAGGTTCAATATTAGATGTTATACCATTTATCATAGCCCAACCCTTTACATTGCTTTGATTTAAAACAACTCTTACAATGTTGCCAATGTCTCTTTTTAAGTCACCATTTACAGTTGTTATTGTAAATTTTTTACTATGTCTAAGTTTATCTCTAAAATATTTTAATGCTAAATTCCATTTTTTTTCGTATGTATCTGCGAGTTCTTCTTGTGTAGAATCTAAGAATATTTCATTGTTACAATGTTTTAGTAAATATGGACAAATAAATGCTTGTGCATCTTTATCATTTGATTTTACAATCAATTTATTCTGTATATCGCTCTCATTACGTTCATATTCACCGCTAGAAATTAAGTCTATTGATTCAAATTTATGATCACAAATTGGTGCTTTGTCATATGCAGGATAGCACCTTACAATTTCAAAGCTTCCATCTCTTTTACAATTAAATCTTGCATATAATGTTTTAAATATTTTTTCCAAAACATCTACATAAATATTTTCATATGTCACTTTCCATTCTTTTTCTATTTTGTAATCTTTTAATTCATCGCTTATTGCAACTTTATCAATTCCAGCATGTTTAAATAATTCACGAATTACATTAAAAGCTGTTGTATTTTTAAAAATTATCTGTGGTTGACAATCTATGTGACGCATTAATTTATAAGTAAAATCTGCAGCTTGTAAATAAAAAGTATTTCTATCTTCATCATATTTATAATTTTTTATAATACCTACAAATGCTAATTCATCATCAAAAAAAATTTTAACTTTATTATAATTATCAAAACACCCGATATCATTGTGAACTATATCATACAACTGTTTAAATTTATCCGTATTATCTATTAATACATTAGCATTATTTATTTCGAAAATTCTTCTTGAAATTTTTACAGTCATTAAATCATTTGTACCTAAAATAGTAAAACTATTATCATAATTACCCTTTAAATTTTTTTTATAAAACTTAATTTTTATATCCATATTTATTCACCTTTAAAACCTTCCACACTATGTGGACAAAGCATTTCTAAACTTATATAATATATTTCTCCTTCTATTGGCATATCTGTATCAAATGTATTTACAAATTTACCTTTAAATTTAACCCCAAACTCATCCACGAAATAAAAATATTGATTATATGATCTTATAAATTTTAAATATTTTAACTTATCGACTTCGGAACTAATATCAAAAGCGATACTGAACTTAATAACAGTATCGCTTTTGATTTCCTCCTGAAAGTGTGTATATCCTAATAATACTTTATTACTTTTAACTTCTAGTTTTGGAGCTGGTGGCTTATATTTAGTAATTACACCACCTACATTATTCCCTTTTTTATTATTTTCACAAAAAAATAATTGAGGTTCATTATATTTCATTAAACCACCTATCCTTTTTAATAACTTTTAATCGCATCTTGCATAAACACATCAACTAAACCATTTTTAATAGCATGTTGTGACATACTTTTTATTTCTTCTGTTAATTGTTCAGTTCCTTTTTGTAATGTATCTACAACATGTATATGCATTGTTATGTTTGGTTGAAATTTCAAATCTGAGTTTGACGATTTATTTGAAATGTTTTTAATTTCATTTGTTACAGAATCTGAAGAAAATTTATTACTAAATTGTATATCTTCGATTCCTTGAAATCTTCCTTCAAATTTCCCTAGGTCTTTTATTTTATCTGTAATATTTCTCATTTTATTAAATATATTATCTTTAGTTTTATCCAAACCATTTTTATATCCTTCTGTTGTGTACCCTGCATATTTTTCAAAAACTCGTGAAGGAGAATGGATGCCCATGTCATTTTTAAATATACTTTTAATTCCAGTTGTTATATCATGAACAACATTTGCAACTCCTGGAAAGTGTTTTTTTAAACCATTTTTAAGTCCATCACATAAAAATTTTCCAAATTCATTGGCAACTTTTAAAGGATGTCTTAAGAAAGTTGTAAGTCCTAAAATTGCATTTTGAGCAAATTTACAAGTACCAGGAAATTTATTTTTCAAATAACCTCCTAACTTTTTAAATACATTTCTTACAGTACTTGAATGTTTACATAAAAGATAACATGCCCCACCCACTAAACCTATAATTCCAACAGTAGCAAGAACGCCTGGATTCAATAAAGCAGGTAGCAAGGAAAAAACTCTACCAATACCACTTATACCTGCACCAACACCTCTGACTACTAGTTTTACAGCACTAACAATTCCAATTCCCACATGCCTAACTGCCCCTGGTGTACCTCTAAATAAACTAATTAATTGCCTCATTACTCCACCTGAACCACTTGCAACAGTTCGTAATATGCCAGGTACATTTCTTAAACTTGTAACTGCTCGAATAATTCCACTTGACATACCCATAAAAGAGCCACCAAGCTTCATGACAGGTCCAGCAAGAGCAACTAATGCTAAGGTATGTACTAACGCACCTTTAACAGGTCCAGGCAGCTTATTAACTGCATTTATAACTTTAGCAAATGCATCCGCAAAACTAGTAACGTAAGGTGCTAGAAATCCACCTAAAGTTATTCCTAAATTCTTTAGACTTTCTTTTGCTTTAGCCATTTTTCTTTCTGGACTATCCATCATCGTATTGTAAGCATCATCAAGAGCATGAGTGTTGCTATTCATTTCTTTCATTGTATCATTGTACAGTTTCATTCCATTACCAGAAGTCATGGTTAAAACAGAGTTCAAGGCTTCAACCGAACCAAACATAGTAGCCATACCGGATAAAGTAGAATTACTTGTTTTTCCTAAAATCTTTAATTCCTTTTCTTTTGCTTTAAGCTCCTTCTTCATTTCCTTTGTTGCACCAGCACCTTTTTTAGCAGCTTTAGTTTCTTCTTTTAATTGTTCTATATGTTTTTTTGAAGCTGCAATACTTTCTTCTATTTGCTTCTTTCTATCTTTATCTTTAGATGTAAGATTCTTTTTTTCTTCTTGCAATGCTTTAATTTTTTTTCGCTCTGCATCCATTTCTTGCGTATATTTCTCTGTAGATTTAGATGAAGAATCTATAGCTTTTTTTAGCCTTGTTACTTCATCCAATTTTTTCAGATAAGCCGGTGAAGATGCCTCTAATTTATTTCTTACATCCATTAAAAATCCAGCCCAGCCCTTACTTTTAATAGCATTAGCATCAAATTTTATTCCAAGTGCTTCTGCCGCTTTAGTTGCTTCTGTAGAAGGCTTTATTATATTACTTAAAGCTGCTTTAATTCCTGTTACTGCTTGTCCTGTTTGGATACCATTTGCAGTCAAAGTTGCTATACTAGAGTTTAATTCTTTTGTACTTAATCCAGCCGCGGCGGCGGTTGGCGCTACATTACCCATAACGCTAGCCATTTCAGCAAAAGTTGTTTTACCCTTGTTTTGCGTTATTAGAAATTCATTTGCTAGTGAATTAGCTTGTTCAGCATTTTTTCCATAAGCATTTAATACAGTAGATAATCCATCGACTGCAGTTGCTGTATTTGTAAAACCTGCAATTGCAGCCTTAGACGCATCATCAACAAATTTCGTAGCTTTTGATTTATCTACACCAGATGAAATCGCTTGATAAGTTGCTTCAGCTACTTCATTTGCATCTAATCCACTCTTACTAGAAATGCCAAGAATGTCTTTCTTCATGTCTTTCAACTCTGATTTTGATGCCTTTGCAATAGATTGCACTTTCGCCATAGATGTTTCAAAGTCCATTGCCAATTTTGTACATGCAGTTGAAGCAGCAGCAATAGGCAGTGTTACTGCTTTAGTAAGAGAACTTCCTACATTAGACATTGCACTTCCAAGGCTGCCAATCCTACCACCAGCTTCACCTGTACCTCTAACAAAATTTCTTAAATCTGCAGCAGCAGCTCTTAATCCACCTTGAAAGGGACTTCTATCTAATGTTAAATAAGCAACCGCAGTTCCTACATTAATTCCTATAAAAATCACCTCCTAAAAAACAAAACATCCTAGCCAATAGGCTTAGAATGTTTAAGCATCCATTCTATAGTTTTAGAATTTACGGACTTACCTTTGCCTTGTTGATTCTTTTTATCAATCCAATCTGGATCCGGAGGGTTTTCTTTAGAAAGTTCTTCAATAAGATAATCGCAAGCTTCATCAAAGCAATATGCAGTATAACTATCTTCTATATCAAGCAATTTACTCGGCCTTATCTTGTACCTCTTGCTCATTATCAAAATTGGTATTATGTGTGTACTTTTCACGAAAGGTTTTTAACTGTTCTACACCTCTTTGCGAATAAATAAATAACTCTGAACGTTGCGTGTCAGTAAGTGATAATCCGTTTCTTTCAAATTCCTCATATGTTGGGCTCACAAGTACTTCTTTTAAAATTATTTCAAGTAATTCAGTGTATTCTTTTGCGTTTAACCCAGAATCGTTAACTGATCCTTGAAATAAAATTTCTTTAGCTGCGCCCAACAATGGATTCGGTATTTTACCTTTACTGCATAAACCCATTATTGAAACAGGTTGAACTTCTACAATAACAGGATTCTTATCTGTAAATCCTGTTATTTCTATAACCTCAGTTTTATTTTTTTTAATTTCTTCAATACTCATTGCTTTTAATTCCATATTTTATATCCTCCTATTTTATCGTAGTAAATTCAATTGAAATAGCTTTAGTTTTTCCACTAGAATCCAGTTTGTTGATAGCTTTTGCTTCTGCTGTATATGTAGCAGCTTTTTCTATACTTTTAGGTACAAATGTAACTATTTTTTTAGTGTCATCGATTGTTAAATCACCTTCAACTAATTCTCCACCATTTTTCTTTTTAACAATAAAATTAGACTTAGTAACATCGTCCTGATTAACTTGTTTATTAAAAACCCACTTTACATTTGATGTTATTTCGACTTGAAGATCATCGTTCTTTTCTGTTTTCTTTCCTTCAGAAATTTCAATTTTACTTGCAGTATTATTAATAATTTTTTCATGTTCAATTTGATGTGTTAAGTCAGGCAATTTATTGACATAGTCTAAATAAATAGGTTTTTCTTTCCTTTTAGGTTTTGATTTTGCTTTGTATATTGGTATATAAAATTTACCATCTTCAAATTTGAATTCAACTGGTTTCCCTTTACAGTGCTTGAAAACAAACCTAACATATCGCAATGTTGAACTATCATAGTCTTTTTCTTCACTGTAAAGCTCTAGAGTAAATGGATGTCGTTCACATACAACCCCTATTTCAGCACCTTCATACCCACCACTTTCAGTAGCTTGTCCACCATCAATTATTTCAAAAACCTCAGGTTTGAATGTACAATCCTCGAGATCGATTTCGTATCCCAACACGATATCCTCTGTTTCATTCTGAGCTATAATTCTGTTTTTTACTCTTAAAATATCCTCTTTACCAGCGGATAAATGAGGTTTTGCATTTGCTTTTTTCGACGTATCAAATACATGCTTTTTTTCAGTAACTTCATCTATAATAACTCCAAGTGCAATATTGGCGATTGGCAGGCCTTCTGAATATTTTTCCATTGTTATAAATTCCTCCTCCTTAGTGTTTTCAATGCTTGATATTCTAGACTTGTTGTATAAGCTTCAACTTTATCATCTATTATTACAGGCGTTTCATCCCCAGTAAATCTTAATTTGCTAATATTATTAATATCCTTTTTTACATCTTCAACGAAAAATTCCATTGTAGAATAATTAGAAATGGGATGATAAATAATTATGTCAAATAGTTTATATCCTACCTTATTTCCGTTTTGTCCATTTGTACCATTTTCTTTTATAACTATATAAGAATTAATACATTTATCTCTTTTTTGACCAGGGGAATACACCTCGTATCCTAATTTTTTTAAATATAAAAATATTTCCTGCCACAATGTTTTTGGTTGGGCGTTGTCAATTAAATCTTGATGCAATCTATCCCCTTGAATTTTATAACTGAAGCTAGCTTCCATAAATTCACCTTCTCATTAAATTTTTTAATCCTCGTAATATTTCCGGACTTAATTTATTTACTGAGGGTTTCAGAATGGCATATTTTTTATCATTGCATAATTCAAGAAAAGGAGAATATTCCATATTTCCAGCCACATAAACATTGCATTTTTCTCCTTCCCATTCCTTCCCCCCTTTTATCGTTTTACGAGCTAAGCCAGTATTATCAGTCCATTTAGCATTTTCTTTTGCGTGTTTTTCTAATTTCTTAGCAGCAGTATCAGCATACACCCCTAAAGCAACTTTACTTCTTGTTTCAAGTCTAGTAAGACCTCTTAGTATTCCATCTATATTCACATCAAAACTCATACAATCCTCTCTAAATACATATCAAATACAATATCTTCAATATTTCCAGTATCAATTATTTTAAATGTATCATTTTGCAAAACAAAAAAGTCGTCTTTGCGAATTTTTTGAGATTCTTCGCTAAAGCCAACCAATAATTTATCATTATACTGTTTATTTATTGTACCTGAAGTATTAATTAAGTAATTTATTTTAGTATCTTTTCTATAATAAAAAGCTTTTACATTACATACAAATAATTTTTCTTCTGTTTCACCAAATGCGTTTTTACCTATTCTAAAAATCTGAATTTCTTTTAAAAGTCCTTTTTTCTCTAATTGCTTATAAATTTTAAGACTTATTTTTTTTCTATTTATTCCAGACATTAAATATCATCTACTCTTTCCATTGATGTTTTATAGTTATAAGAGTTTTTTTCTTCAAATTCCTTAGCAAGAGTTAACCAGTAATCCCTGTTTGAACTTAATCTTATACCAGCAACTTCTAACTTATCATCAGCCGCTGCCTTTAAAATACATCCTTTGTAACTAGCTTTTCTAACATCTCCATCAAATTGTTTTAACAATAACTCCAATTCATCTTCTTCAAAATAAGGATACTCCCGCTCTTGAAGATTAAATTTTAATTCTTTAATTTTCTCATTGTTCTGCTCCTGGCTCATTTTCATCTGCTCCTTTTACTTCTTCCTCGATGAAATCAACTAAATCCCTATCAATTAATTCTTTTAAGTCCGATTTTCTAACCTTAAAAGAATCTCCTTCCTGGTATAAATCTTTATCGTATTTTATATTGCATTTCGCAATAACGGTTTTAATTCTATTTTCAGCCATTACAATTCCTCCATTTTAAAATAAAAGAGTAGCAATTAAATCGCTACTCTAAACAATTGTTGCAAAGAAACACTCGTCTGCTCTATCGAAAGAAGGCATTACAAGCTGAGATACTTTAGTTTCAACTGTAACAGGATCTTCTTTTGTCATAGTAGTTATTGCTACCCCAGTATTAACTATTTCAGTGTTTAATTTTTTACTTCCATATAACATATCAGCTTCCTCTGGTGTAGTTCCGTATTTTGTTTCACCTAAAGGACCTTTTGGAATTAAACTTACTTTATTATCTTCATATAAATTAGTAGATTTACCCGTTTCATCTATAAAAACTCCACTCAAGAATCCAACTTCAATATCCAATTTATTTTTTAGATAATCCTTAACTAACTTTTCAGTTATAATCACATTATTAATTCCCTTTATTTCAGCCTGTATTGCTTTATTAGCTTGTATGTAGCCAAATGTCTTTTTAGTCAACAACATTCGCGTAGGCTTTGCATATCCTTCATTTGTTATAACATTTTGCCATCTCTCAATATCCTCAACTATATTTGCAGTTGGATCACTCCATTTTGCGGCACCCTGTAAAGTTTCTTTGTGGTTTTTAGGAATTGAGTAATCAGCAACAATATCTCCATCTTTTGTTATGATCTTTATTTCTCCATTTTGGAGCAATTGCGCTCTCATTCTTCTTGCTTGAACTTCAGCACCATCTACCAACGCCTTATAGTTTTTAAAAATTTGACTTAGTAACTGATTAACTAAGTTTTGATTATTTCCATTCATAGCTAGCAATAAATCTTGTCTATCTTTTTCTTTGATGAACACTGATTCCTTAAAGAAAGGCATGTCCTTTTTTTCTAAATTAATATCAGCCTTTAATGTTCTTGGCTTAACCGCAACATCAAATGTGCTTAATTTTAAAGCAACAGGTCTTTGCTTAGCACCCTTCGCCATTTCAATTTCCATTCCCATTTGTTTTGCATTGGGAAACAACGCTTTATCCAGCGTAACTTCTGGTGGTAAATTTTTAATATATAAAGCTATTTGTTTCGCAGTTATAAAATCTCTTAATTCCATATGTCCATTCCTCCAAATTATAAAAATTTAATTAAGCTTAATGCTTTTACATTTTCATCAGCAACTTTTTCGCCAGTATATTCCTGTATCTTTGCTTTATCAACAAAACCATGAACTAATATTGAGGCTACTTCAGTGCCTGTTGAATCATTAAAATCTATGTCATTCATAACAATACCAAAAGCAGTTTCTCCCTTGGCTGGTTTACCAATTTCATCAATTACAGTACCAGCAGGAAGAATTCCTTCCTTTAATTTTTCTGTAACATCTGTTTTTTTTAATTTTAAATTAACTGATACAAAGTGCTCCAATACCGCTCTTATATCTCTTTGAGCTGCAAAAATTTTTTTCTTAACACTTTTCATGTTTTACCCTCCTAAAAAAATTGATCTATTGTTTTATTTTGTTCAATCTCACTTGCTTGTGCTTTGCCTAGTAAAGCACCTAAACTATTTTCTTCGTTATTTAAACCAAGCGAATCACCCCCTTCAAGGCCACCAATTGAACCTGTTCCACCTTTTTTCTCCTCAAATAAATAAGGATCAGATTCCTTTAAATTTTTAATCTGTTCCTCCAATCCTAAAAAATTATCTCCATCAAGACTTATTTTTTCTGTATCTACAGCTTTCTTAAGAATTCCTAAATTTCTAGGGTTAAACTCTCCTAGTTTTTTTTCTAACTTTGTTTCAAATAACATTTGATTTAGTTTAGATTCATAATCTTCGCTTGCTTTTTTATTATCTTCTTTTAATTTTTCTATTTCTTTATTTAATTCTTCATTATCTTTTACTTTATCCTGTAAAGCTATAAGGTCTTTATCTCTCTTATCTATATCTTTCTTGTACTGTTTTATAGTTTCATTTGCAGTTTCTAATTCCTTTTTCTCTACATAGTTACAACTATCAACTAAATCTATATCCTTGTATTTCTTTTGTAAGTCCTCTGGTATCTGTTTAAAATGTTCTCCTAATATTTCACTTAATTTTGGCATTTAAATTACTCCTTTCAAAATTGCTCTATTGTTCTACTTTTTCATAAGTTTTTTTAAACACATCCGGTTTACATGGATAGAACTCTCCTTTTACGCCTTTAATAATGTAATCACCTACGCTTACTATCATGTTTCCTTCTAAAGTTTTAACAATTAACATTATAGGTCCTGTTGTTCCCATACCTTTAATCTCAATATTTTCCTTCGCAAACTCTTTTATCTTGTTATAACTAGTAAAATCACCTACAAATTGTACCGCTTCAATTTCTACTGGTTTCCTTCTATACTTGTTCATATTTTTAAACCTTTCTTAGCGCAAAATAAAAAGACATATTTCTATGTCTTACCATTAATCCTATCCATTTCTTTTTTTAACATCTGTGTTAATTCTTTCTGCTTTAATACTAATTTCTCTGAATATTTATAGTTCAATTTCTTGTTAACAATATCAATTTCTCTTTGTAACCTTCTACACTTATTATTCTGAATACCAATAAAATATCTTTTCCCACATTTAGGACATGCGAAAAACATTTCTACAATCATTGCACCTATATATTTTTCCTGTAATTCAACATTAAATTTTTTAGAACATTTTACACAAGTAGTATTCATATATCCTCCCAATAAAAAAAGACACCTAAAGTGTCTTTTTTAATTATTCATTATTTCAACATTTAAAATCTTATATTTCTTTAAATCTGTAGTTATTTCAAGCTTAACAACAAATCTATTTCTTATTTCAGCATTAAAACTATTTTTAGCATCAACGTAACTACTAATAACATATTGTTTTAAATCATCTTTCCCAGAAGATATTTCCTTAATATTATACTTATCATATCCCCAGGGGAATTTTGCAGTGGAAGGTGACTTTAGATTATCCTTAACTGCATCTTGTGCTAATACTACTAAATTAGAAGTTAAATCTTCAGCACTACTTTGGGCATCATCGCTACATCCAGTTAACCCTATAATACTCATTATTATAACAATAATTGCAAATAAATTTTTTCTAATTTTCATAATAATTCCTCCTTATGAGGGATATTATAACATTTATAGATAATTTATTCCATATTCCTTATACCAATTGTCTAATTTTTTATTAGAAGCACCATACAACCAATCATGCAATTCATTTCCTATTTCCTCTAACGATTGTTCTAAAACAGGTGTAAAATAACAAACTCCCATGGGATGATCTAATGGCAATTCATCTATTTTGTACTTTTTACCTTCTCTGCTTTTACATAAAGCGCAAGGACCTCTATGGCTATTTGATGTATGCCATTGTATTCTATCTATAAATGGATTAGCTTTACAACTTCTTCGCATAGATAATTGATAAGCATGGCTTATAGAAGTTACTGCAAGTCTTACGCTATTATATTCTAAATTCTTACTAGCTCCAGGATATTTTGTAGAATCAAATTTCTTTCTTTTAAATGGATCGACATAACATTCGAGGTCCTTTGCTATATCATAAGCATTTGTTTTATTCATAATACCTTTTTTTATTACATAGTCTATATTTTTATTATTTTTAAGCTCGTAATTCCAAAGTCGCTTTGAAAGACCTTTACCATCTTTATAAAATTCTCCAGATATTAATTCTTGAATAACTTCTTCTGGAATTTTTGAAAACATACTAGAGAAAGAATCTTTAATATTTAAATTATACCTATTATCAAGTAAATTAAAAAAATTAAGTTGTATATCATTTGCCAACTCAGCGCTTTCAAGCATACTTTTTTTAATACTAGGCTTTAAGATTTTATTTAAATTTCTTATCTCTTTTTTTATCTCTTTATAATAATCTAAAAGCCATCTTTCATTTATATTTTTTTTAGACCTTTTCAACTCTTTTTCTATATCCAAAGCCACATCTCTATAAAGATTTTTAATTTCTCTTATCTGAGTTTTTGTTAGCTTAATTCTATTTTTTTGAGCTTTACGAACTAAGTTCATATACTCATTATTCATCTTCATCTTTTCCTAACATTAATTCATTTTCAGCTGCAGTTAAAGCTGTTGTTTCTTCGCAAACGACTTTGAATACATTTCCAGCGTTTTCTTCATCTGTAAAATCTTTAATATAACTTTGACGTGGCTTTACACCAGCTCTCACTTCCTCCATTGCAAGACGTTTTTTATCATCTTCATCTTCAGGAATAGGATAATTTTTTTTAACAACTATATTAAAAAGTAACTCATCCCAGGAATGATCCCAATTTTCATAACAATTAAATTTTGCACAAGATGAAATTATCAACCTTATCATATGTCTTATTGACGGCTCCCAATCATTCCATTTCTCCGAACACCTTGCAACTAATTCTGAATATATATATTTTAAAGTTTTGGCTGAGGGAATATTCTTAATCTGTTCCGGTCGTGGAATACTAAGCTTTTCATACATACTGTTTTCCATGCGTTTTAAAAATTTTTCAACAGCTTCAGCATTCTGAAAGGTACTTTCCACTTTTTTTACTTCCGCTTTTTTACCTTCGATTGACACAATTGGTAATAAAGCGTTAGGCGCTATTTTAGACTTGTTTACAGAATCATCTGTTCCATCTATTATTGCAGTTTGACCAAACATATCAAACTTTAATGCATCAGAAAAATCGGATGTTTTTCTATTAATTTCATTCTGCAATGGTATCAAGTCCTCAATATCACTAATTCCACTAGTATCAGAAATGCCTTTTTCATTAACAATTAGCCAACAAGGCATTTTATTTAAGCCTGTTTCATCAATTTTCACTTCTAAAGGCTTTGTTAAATCTGTTCCAAAAACTTCTGTTTTGAAATAGCATTTTTCAATTCCTTTATCATTTTTTTTCAAGAAATAAGTAAACCTCTTCCAAAGCTTATCACTTTTTCTAACTATTATTACTTTATTTAACTTTCGTGCATCAAGAGGATCTATCTCAAATTTAAAATCATTAATATTATGATAAAAAATTCTTATAGGATTATTTTCATTAGCTTCTATTCTTAGTAGAACTTTTTTAGTTATTGTTGCTAGCTTAAAAGCCTTTAAAGTAACACTCCAAAACTCATTGCTATTAAGTATAGAATCAACAAACTGCCTTAATTCCTCACATTTTTCTCTATCGCCATTTATCGGTTTAAATAATAGATTAGGTTTTTGGCCAAACATAAATCTTGCTTGTTTACTTATTAAAGCTTTAACTTTATTATCAATAACTTGTGCTGGAATATAGTCTAAATTATCTGGATTTAACCAACTTTGTCCCATCAAATCCTTGTCAATAACTGAATCAACATTATTACACGCTCCCAAATAAAACAATAAATATTTTAAAGCTTGTTTTCTTTCTTCAATGTCTTTATCAGTAAAACAAAGTAATTTTCTTCTTACATCAGCATCCAACATTAAAAAATTCCTCCCCCCCTCTTGTATTTTGCAAATATGCTTTCAAATGAATTAAGTCCCATACCTTTTTTATAAATATCCTCACTGTATTGCACTTTAATAGAAGAAATTTCTTCTATTCTTGTATTTAATTCAGCAACAATATCAGGAAAATCATCATGTAAACTATGTTCGCAATCAGTAAATTCTCTTAATTGTTCAATAGCATCTTTATCTTCTTCATTAAAAATAATTTGTCCCATGTTTACTTTTCCAACAATTGTTCCAATTTTATCATCCTTGTTTTTAGTCTGAGGGAAACTTATTATTTTTATATTTCTAGAGCTTAATTCTATATCTCTTTTTATTATTTGTTCTAAATTTATAGCATCTGCTCCACCGTAAGTATTTTTTTCAATACCTACGTGTGTTATATCTTTATAACTACGCAATAATGCTATAGTGTGATTTATATAATCTTCAAATTCTCTATTTTTAGTGAATTGAAGTATTTCACCTTTTCTAATGTACTTCAAATTGTTTTCGCACATACTTCCAACTGCAAAGGCAAAATAGTCTTTATTTTTAGTTTTAGTTCTTGTACCAGCCGGATCTATGCATAACATAGTTTTTATAAATGTATGTGATTCTATTTTTTCAGCAGATTCTGTTGCTATAGTCTTAAATTTCTTTTCTCCTATAGAATTTACATCCCCCTGAACTTCTTGTTTGAAGGAACTTGGATTTTCATAATAATCTATAGCCATATCAAGACAATCCCAAAATTCTTGCCATAATAGAGGATATTGCATTAATTTTTGATTTTTCCAATAAAACTCTTTAGCATCTTCAAGCCTACATTCATTTTTAAAATTAAATAGTATCTTTTTAAATTTTAACCATAGTTCAGAATTAAATAATTCATCTACATTTTCAACTAGAACACCTTTTCGGTGCTTAAACTTCCAAGTCGGTAATTGCATCAACCTAGAATAAAAACATTCCTTATGTTGCAAAGTTCCCAAAGCAATAAAAGTTGTACCTTTTTTAATTATTTTCCCATTTCTTTTAACTGCCCTTTGCGCTGCATACTTTACATCATCCGAATATCTTTTCCACTTTTTACTTCTCGCATCATCAGTCCTTACATCATCTTCAGATTGATAATCATCCAGAATAATTAAATCCGGTCTACAGTTTCCATATTTTCTACCACGCATAGGAGAAGATGAAGAAATAGCTTCTATAAAAGACTTATTCGTTAATTCTAATTGAGTAGAATTACATATAAACCTTTTATCTTTATCGTCAAGCAATTTTCCGAAAGCTTTTTCTATATATGGATTATCTAATAAAGTAGTTTTTATATCCTTAATAAATTTCTCTGCAGTACTTCCAATATCTGAACAAATTAAAGTATATTTTTTATAACCATATGCATGACACCAAATCGTAGGGGCAAAAGTACCAAAGGCAGACTTTCCTGTACCTCTGGGAAGAACTCTTCCAAGCTGGTCAGAACCTTCTCCCAGGATAGTTTCCTCAATATCTTTCCATAGCTCCCGATGAACTTCAGCTATTGGAGCAGCAGCATTAGACTCTTTAGGCAAGAATACATCTTGTAAAAAATACATACAGAAAAATTCGATATTTATTTTCCCTAGTTGCCAAGCCAGCCCATGATAGCCAAATAGATTACTTGCTTTTTCCAACATAAGTTGTTCAGCTTGATCCTGTGCTTCCTTTTCGGTAGCACCAGCATTAATAAAAGTCCTAGTTAAATAATAAAAAAGCAAATATTTATTTTGTTCTGCCTCATTTTGAAACTCCAATATTTCCATCACTCCTTAAAAATGCACTAAAAAAAGAATAGATAAATTATCTATTCTTACTTTCATATTCCTTTACTCTCCTATAGAAAGTATTCTTTTTAATTTCTAACAACTCCATAGCTTTAACTGCAGTTATTTCTCCAGCTTTCCAAGTTTTATAAACTTTTTCAAAACCTTTTTCATCAACTTCTATTTTTTGTCTGCCTTTATACTTTCCTTGCTTTTTAGCAATAGCAATTCCCTCGGCCTGACGTTGTCTTATTTTCTTTCTTTCAGTTTCAGCCATAGTTGAAAGAACTTCAATTAAAATGTTATTTATCATTTTTAACATTTCTTTCGCTATGCCTTCATCCATACTTGAAATATCCATAGTAGTTGTAGGAATATCTAAAATAACTATTCTCACATTTTTAGCCTTAAAATACTCTAGTTCTTTTTTTATCATCTCTTTATTTCTACCTAGACGATCCATTTCTTTTACAACAATAGTATCTCCAGCATCAACTATTCTTTTTAGTATTTCATATTCTTTTCTATCAAAGTCTTTTCCAGATGCTTTATCTGTAAATAAGACTATGTCTTTATTAAACTTTTTAAGTTCTTCAATCTGTCTATCTAAATTTTGTTCCTTAGAACTAACTCTCGCATATCCGTATACTTTACTCAAAATAAACACACTCCCTGGTTTTTAAATTTTCTGTAGAAAATATGTACCTGTCCCCAGTTTTATTTTTTCTTTTTTTTAAAATAGGGTTGGGGGGCATGTTTTAATTGTATCAAACTATCCCTTTTAAGTCAATGTTTATTTTGAAACGTTTCACTTTTATTTTTCATACTCATTTGAAACGTTAATTATTGTTTTGAGCATAGTTGCTTTTAAGTATACCCTTTTGCAACATTAGTTCCTTTAAAAACAAATAAAGTTTCTTAATTAATATTTTTAATTCTAGTCTTATTTTTTTCTAATTTTAAACTTACTAATTGAAGCACTTAAAACATCGATATCCTCGCCATTACCCTCTGTATCTATTTCATTATCTATATTTATATTAGAAGTTGGGCTTCCGTAAATTCTGTTTATAAGATATTGATTAGCTGCAAGACATACTCTTTTATCGCTTTTATCATTCGCAAGCTCTTTTATATTGCCAATATAAGTGTCTAAATCCTTCAATATTATCTGATTTCCTTGGTTAATCATGTCTTGCTTTCGCTTGTCCAACTCCGCCCTTATATGATCCTTGGCCTTCCAGTTATAAATAGTGTTTCTATTAACGCCTAAACGCTTTGCTATATCCGTTATATTCTCGCCCTGGATAAGCATTGTTATCATATCGTTTTGTTGCTGTGTGATAACTTCTAATGACATATAATCACCTCCTGTACACTTAGACATTAAAAAGGCACCTATTCTTTTAAATAGATGCCTCAATTGATTCTTCATGTTTATATAATAGCACATACTTACTTATAACATGTTAAGTTAAAACTAAGTAGTTTCAAAGTTTTTTAAAAGTTTTTATTGAGCTATTTCTTGATAATATTCTCTTACACATATTAAAGGTATCATTTTCCCTATTGACCTTCTTTTAAGCTCACAGGCATAATCTTTATTTATGCTCAATCTCTGTTCTATATACTTGTACTGGAGTCTTTCAAAACATTTCATTTCTATTACTTTTCTTTCAGTTTCATTTAATGTTTCAACTGCATTATCAACTTTTTTAATTAAAGCTTCTTTTTTACTTAGTTCTTTTTTTAATCTTTTTATCATGTTTTCCTTATTTACAATTTCATTTTCTACTAAGCTATTAAATTTATTTGTAGTCCCTGTTTTTTCTTCATAACTAATACCGCTTATTCCTTCATACTGTGATTCAATATCTTCTATTTCTATTTTAATGCTATTTATTTCTGCTTTTATGCTTTTGTAATTATATAAAATACCTTCTACTTTTTTGTGCAAATTCATCTTGTCACCCACTTTATATTATTTGTGCATCACTTTTTTTTATTAGTCCATCTTTAGTTAAAAAACCGTCTTTTTTTATCTCTTTTACATCATATGTTTTACCTAATTTTTTACTATACCAACTATTTTTGTCACTGTTCATTATTATTACTTTCATTTTTTACTCCTTTTTTGCTTAAAATTTAGATAAAATTTGCTCTAAATTCTCCTTTTCTGCCTTCAATTTATAGAATTTTGCCCAATTTTTCTTATAAATTAACTGTTTTTGTTGTTTTTCTATTTCTTCTATACGTTCCTTGTAAACCGTTGATATATCTATCTTTGACATACTTTTCTCTCCTTTTGGTTACAAATTGAGTTACAACCTTTTTGTAACCTCTCAACCCTTGATTTATCTAAGGCTAAGAGGTTTTTTTTGAAGGTTACATTTTTGTAAAAACTATATGTGTATATAATATATATTTATAAAACTTTATATTTCTTTCATGTACGTAGATTATATTTATATTAATGTAACTTTGTAACTAATATATATATAAGTAAGTAATATCAATAGTTTTCACAGTTACATAAGAGTTACAGTTGGTTACATTTTAAAAAATTTTGTAACTCTTTAATTACTAAATGGAATTACATTATCCTCCTCGGTCACATCCTCGAACTCTGGAGGTGCTATTGAATTAACTTTTAATTCTCTTAGCATGTCCTTATTATAAGTGTCAAATCTAACCGGCTTGCCTTCAATTTTTATTACTTTATTAGATAGCCCTTCCAGGTATCCAGCTTTTTGTGCTTGTTTTCTAAAGTCTTTTAACTTTAATGGAATTAAATCAGCGCCTACACGATTAACATGCTCATGTATTTGGTTAATCATTTCAGATGTCTTTATAAATATTCCATCCCCTCTATACTTAACAACATTATCTGCATTATAAGCTCTATTATCTTCAATCATGTCATTATAAAGGATCAACATTCTTTCAACTAAAGAATGTGTTTCTCCAGCTCCTTCTAATATTTCTTCATTTATATTTAATATTACTAATTCCTCATATCCGTGTGGAATTTCTTTTAAATCATATTTTTTTAATAATACATTTAATATAGATATTCCAGTACAAATATTCATTGCAGTAGTTAAAGCTCTGTTTGTTAATCCTTTAATATATTTAGAAGATTCCTCTCTTATTTTTTTATAGTCTTTAGGTGTTAATGTTAAAATAATCTCTATTAAACTTCTTCCAAACTTTCTTAAAATATGTTCATTTTCTATTATCCAATTCATTGATTTTGTATGCTTGTCCGTTCTTTCTTTTCTAGACAGATATACTATGCAACTTCTTTCTATTAGGGCTTTTTCTTGATTAGGGTAACTTTCTTCACCAGCCACTATTAATGGCCTAGTTAGTGTAAAATCTTTAGTTTTTAAACTCTTGTTACCTTTACTTATAGTAGCCCTATCATAAAGATTTCTTAAAGTTTCGGATAAACTTAATATTTTATATCTATCAAGAGAAGAAGGCTTAAATTCATCAAATAATACCGGATAATTCCCATCTGACAATGTTTTTATTAATGCGAATGCAGTAATAAGTCCTATTGATCTAATATCATTTTTAGGGTAATTAAGTATTGGAGCAATAACATTCTCCAATATTGTAGATTTACCCGAACCCGACTCTCCTACGATTAAAAGATGATGAAATTTTTGTTTTAATTGTTGTGCCTGGAACACCGCTAAATTGTTTATTATTGTTCCAATTATGCTTAATGCTTTTTCACCTGATGTGAACTTAAATATATGTTTCTTCAATTCTTTAAGCTCTTCCTGAGTAATTGGTTCAACTTCTAATACATTTGCATTGTTTCGGCCATCACTTTTTATATTTAAATTTATTTCATTTTTATTTATAGATCCGGCGTTTTCTATAAAAGTAATTTGTCCATTTCTCTCTATAAATTTAACTCCAGAATGTAATTCCTGGACCTCTAAGGCAAAATATTTATTTATCCATTCCTTTAGTTCCGTAAGTTCGTCCGCCCTGCCTTTAAAGGCTAAATCCAAAGTACCTAAGAAATTTTTAAAAGTTTTAGTATCATCAAAAACAGTACTTAATCCTGTTTTTTCTATAATTGCACCAGTAGGAGATTTAAGAATTAGCTTTACGCCTTCCTGGTCCTCGTCTACTATTTTTATCCTAGCTGCATCTATAATTGTAAAGTTTGTAAGAAACTTTTTTTGTTCTTCTACGTCGTCGCCCTTTTCTTTTATAATTGTTTTATAGATTCCATATTTCTTTTGTTGTAATTGCAGTTTTGATTTAATATTTAACGATCTATCAAAAGCATTTAATAAATCCTTTTTAGTCTTTCCAGATTCTAGCCAGTCGGTAACATCTTTGTTATCCCCTAAATTCTTTAAACCTGGTAGATTAATAAATCTAAAATCTCTACAATTTTGATGCAAATTGTTGTAAATATTCCATTTGTACTTTTCGCCTGCCTCACCCGTGTCTCCAATTACATAAATTTTTGTTGGATTATATCTTATTAAAATGTCTAAATCCTTACACCCCTTAATACTAGTAGCAACATATTTGTTATTTTTAAAAAGAGAATTTATAGTATTTGCATCCTTTTCGCCTTCTACAAATATTATAATGTCCCCTTTTTTTATAGCTTCTAAAGTATTGTAAAGATTATAGGGAAGCTCATCCCTCCCCCTCTTCGCTTCAACCTTATCATCTTTGATATTGTAATAAGATAATTGTTTTTTCCCATCTGGTAGTTTGAATTTTGCTTTAAAGTAAGCTATTTCATTTTTTTTATCTGTAAATTTAAATATTCCTAAAAGTTTTTGACCTTGTCGGAATTTATTTAATTCCCAATCTATATAATTTTTTATTTTCTCTTCTTTGAGTTCTGCTTCCGTATACTCAACTTCAAGTCCTAAATATTGTCTAGCTTCTTTGTAGCTTAAATTTTTATATTCTCTTAAAAAATCTATAATATCTCCTTGTTTTCCAGTTGAAAAATCTTTATATTTCTCTTTATTACTGTTACTATCAAAATATATTGAAAAAGAAGGAGTTTTTTCATTTGAGAAAGGAGATGATATTTTATTTTCTCTGTTAAACCTTCGTCCTGTTAAATCTTCTATAGTTTGCTTTAAACTAATATCTGTTATGCCCACTTTTATCATCCTTTCTCTTAAAGTTTAGATAAGCTAAAAATGAATCCTTTATGTGTATGAACCTTTCCTCTTATACACCTATTTATCGCTCCTTTATCAAATCCATTTCTTACTGCTTCTCTTATTGCTGGATATACTTTTATTAATTTCCCATCTGTAGAATACTGATATAATCTTTTGCCATTTTTATTTTTATTCTTTTCTGCAATAATTTTATAATTAATATTCTTTTGAGCTCTTATTAAAGCTGTCCCATAATTAACATTGTATTTAGGTGTACACCATTCTAAATTATTAACATTATTATTTGTTTTGCACTCGTCTTTATGATTTACTTGAGGCAAATTATATTTATTGGGTATAAAAGCTTCTGCTACTAATCTATGAACTTTAAATGTCCTAACATTAGAATTTTTACTAATCTTCACATATTCATAACCTTTATTTAAAGTAGTTTTTAATTGTCTTCCATGATAATTAAAAACTCTTCCATCTGAATAAATTATTTTCCTATCAATGCTTTTTATATTGCCTAAATTGCTTACTTGATATAACCCCTCATATCCCTTTATATCTTTCCATATTTCGTCATGAAAAGGGCACTTAATGTACCCTTCCCCTGTTTCTATTAATTTTTTTAAGTCTATGTCTTGCAGTTCTATTGTTCACACCTTCTTTCTCTTTTGATATTAATATTACTTTTCTATATAGCCTACATTCTTTAAAATTTCTCTTATATGATAATGCAGAGTAGTATATATTTTATATCCACTCAGTACTTTATTTACAAATGCTAAATTTAAATTATACCTGGCAATAAAGCTTTCTAATGTTGCAATATAACTTGCTGGTGCGTATTGACTTCTATAATTTCCTTTCAGGATGTTTTCATATCCGTTAGGATCTTCAATCATTAAGATTACTTTGGTGTTATATTTATTTAATCTCAAAAATTCCGCCTCAAATCTCTCTCTATCCGTTATTGAAGCTGCTAATTCATCAACACTATTTTTTCTTTCTATTGCAATGTCATTATTAAAATACCAATCTTTCAATACCCCTAAAGGCTTAGTTTCTTCATTTGATTCGATAAAGGCGGAATAATCTCCCTGGTCTAATTTTTGAACTATATATTTCTTTTTCTTTTTATCAAAGTAGTCTATGATATGACGATTAACTTGTTCCCTAGTGTCCGTTATGACAACCATATTTTTCATTAGTTTTTTTAATTCTGTATCTGTAAATCTATACTTCAAGTTTTTCACTCCTTTTATTTAAAACGGTATCTCTCCATCATTTATTACGGTTACATCTTCGCTATAATCATTTGTAGAATTATTGGTATTAGAATTTGAATTTGTATTGCTCGTTTTGTCTTGCATGAACTCAAAATCTGATACTAATACTTCCGTGCTCCATTTATCATTTCCATTTTTATCCGTATATTTATTTATTCTTAAACTGCCCTCTATGCCAAATTTATGTCCTTTTTGAACATAATTTGCAATAGCCTCAGCACGTTTCCCAAAACACGTACAATTTATAAAATCCGCTTCCTGATGTTTATTTTTATCAAGACGAGGTCTGTTTACTGCTAGTGTAAATTTAGTAACTGCTTTTCCATCTCCAGGTGTATATCTTAAATCAGGATCTTTTGTTAATCTTCCAACTAAAATAATTTTATTCATTGCTCTTCCTCCTATAGCTCTTTAGTTTCTTCTAGTATATAGCTTGCCTCTAAGTCCGCAGTATGCAGTGCTAATGCTGCCGGATATAAATTGTAAGAATTACTTATGTCCTTTTGATTTTCTTTTGATTCAAAGCCGCCCATATGCCACCTTATTAAAACAATTTCTTCTTTAGATAATTTAATAAATTGCATCAACTTTATAACTGACTTTTCTCCATGTCCTATAGAAAAATCATTTTCGCAAATATACCCCTCATAACTTTCCCATTTTCCTTTATCATTTTTTCTCCAGCGTGGTTGCTTTTTATAGAAATTTACTTTACATATATCATGGAGAATTGATGTTATTATTAAAGTATCTGAAGATAATCCTAAATCAAATTGTTCATTTTTCTTTTTAAATAGGTTGTAAACATTTAAGCTATGCTCTGCAAGACCTCCATCAAAATTTCCATGATATTTTGTACTGGCCGGTGCTACAAAAAAGTCGGTTTCATTCAGGTACTGAATTATTATTTCAATACCTGGTCTTTCTGTACTTTTTAAAAGCTCTATAATCTTTTCCTTATTCTCCACTAGCTTGTCCATCATTGTCCCCCGATTCTTTCTCCATTCTTTTTGTTGCTTCTAATAATATTTTTCCTATATCACTTATTTCTTTCTCATTTAAGAATGGAGCTAAATTCCTTGTAGTTTCTATTAACAATCTTGTCCTTACTATATTACTCATTACTCTATTTCTCCGTTAGTTTCAATTATTTTTTTTGCCATATCTTGACTTTCATCTTTAGTGTAACCAATGCTTGTAAAGTAATTTTTTATAGCTTTTTTAGTATCTCTCATCCCTAATACATATCCGAGTCCAAATAGAAAAAATAGTATTAATATATTCATATTTCTAAACCTGACACTGCTATATATACTGGAATACCTGTAAGTGCTTCTATTTCACTTTTAAATCTTTCAGGATCCGCATTGTTTTCGGATAAATGTATTAAAGTTATGTCTTTCACAGTATTTAAATCATTTGATTTTAAAAACTCTTTTAATGTTTCTAGGCTCATATGAGATTTAAATAATCTTTTTTGATATGGCTCTAAATCTTCAATTACATCTTCTGAATAATTGCACTCTATGAGAAAATGGTCTATCTTCTCAAATTTATATTTAATGTAATAACTATCAGTTGAAAATAATATTTTTCCCAGTTTGGGATGTTGTATTAAATATCCTAGACACTCACATTCCGTACCGTCAGTATTGGTATGATTGTTGGCAAAAGCTAGAATGTTAAAATTACCAACTTTAAATCTATCTTTATCTTTTAGTATTGTTACTTTTCTAGTACCCTCTAAATTATTTTTTTTAAATACACTTCCAGGAGCATAAACATTTATTGAATTTTTAATAATATCTTTAATGGCCAACGCATGATCCTTATGCTCATGCGTGATTAAGCACCCTTTTATATTTTTTATATTATAATCAAGATTACTTAATATTTTTTTCCATCCAATGCCACACTCCAAGAGAAGGGCTTCCCCCTCGGCTTGGATTAAGTAGCAATTACCTTTACTACCACTTGCAAGTACTTTTATCATTTCAATTTCTCCTTTAGTACGGAAGATCATCTTCTTCTATTTCTTTAACATCTACTTCGATTACTTTTTCTTCTTTTTCTACTGTTTTGGGTTCTTCTTTTATATCTATTTTTTCCTTATTCGCATTTTCTTTAATTTCTTCTTTAACGTCTTCATACTCAACTTCTGTAGATGGATTATCTACGTAATCTATATTGTTATCAATATTGGCACCTTTTTGAACTATGTTTTCTTTTATTACCGCTTGATCTGTTGTGATTGCAGTTTGCATTTCAATGCTTAATATTCCCCACTTTTTAAGCATATCTTTTAACACTGTCTTTTTAGCCATTCCATTAAAGTTATCTTTCCAAGGACCTCTATTAAAAGTTTTGGAGTACTGTTTAGCATGTGCCAAAACTTCTTCTTTGCTCCAATATACTGTTTTTTCAAATCCATTTGTTAGTTTGAAGAAAGCTGCATATCCTATTACTTCATCATTTTCTTTTTCTTTAAAATCAAATTCTAATTCTTCCGTTAAAGGATTCCAGGATATAATCTGTCCCTTGTAAACTTCAACTACATTTATATTTTTATATTGTCCTGTTCTTAATGCTAGCTGTACGTATCCTTTGTACCCCATCTGAAATTGGGATTTCTTAACCCATTTAGAACCGCTTTTACAGTTGTAAGGCACTACATATGCAAATCCCAAGTTTGGGTCTATTGGTAAATCCAATGTTGCTGCTACAACTGCACTGCTTATAATTGACATTGGGTCAGAATCTTTTAAAGCACTTGAATTAGATATATTTATAATAGAGCTCATAAATCCAGCTGCTTTTTTACCTAATATTTCTGAAAATCTATCTTTGAAATTCTGACCTGCTAATAGATCCTTCACTGATGCTGGTTTATTATTTTTTATTGTTGCTATATTGCTCATTTATTTTCCCCCTAAATTTTTAATTTTTCTAGTATTTTAGTGTGATTTACGTTAAGTGTTTCACAATAAAATTTACATGTATCGCTTTTTAAAAATCTCTCCGCCTTCATTTTTAAATATTCTTCATGATATTTTTTTTGATAAAAGGTAAGATTTTCTCCTTTTATATCTTTAATTGCGCGTGCTATTATTTGTGCTGCAAGTATGCCAACTCTTTCATTTAAAATTTTTCTTTTCATTTTTAAAGTTCTTTCATTTCTTTCATGCATTTTTCACAAATATTTTTGCCTTTATAATTCACAACTTCTTTTGCATTCCCACAGAATATGCAAGCTGGCTCATACTTCTTTAATATAATTTGTTCACCGTCTACGTAAATTTCCACAGCATCTCTTTCAGCTATATTCAAATTTCTCCTTAACTCTACTGGAATAACAATTCTTCCTAATTCATCTACTTTTCTAACTAATCCTATACTTTTCATTTTATTTTTCTCCTTCTTTTCCCATTAATACTATTGGTCTTTCCCTAAAAGACATTGCCCTGCAATCACCCCTGTTTACATTTTTATCTAGTTAACATAACTTTTTTATGTAAACTTCCTCTACTAAGCCTGTCCTATTCTTTTGTTTCTTCTTAGTCTTTTATATGCTTTATCTATATTCTGTATAGTTACGCCGTTATAATCTCTTTCTTGTTTCTTTTTTCTAGCTTCTTTTCTTTTTTGTAATGCTTTGTATGTTAGTTGAGCTTTTTCTTTGTTAGTCAATATCTTACAGGTCCTAAAACCCTTCCAGTTTTTATATTTACTGGCGTAAAACTATCAGCATCTTGCGTAAGCCTTAAATAATCTTTTGGGTTTTTCCCCATTTTATTAAGTGCTATCTTTTGATTTCTTGACAGCTTCTTTAAATGCTTCATGCTCTTATCTCCTTTTTAAAATTCCTTCCCATGCTTATACTCTCTGGTCTTGTTAAATTCCATTTTCTTTCTTATTTCTTTCTCTAAGTCTATGTTTAATGCTCCACATAGATCTGCAATCCAAATGACCGTATCTGCTAATTCTTCTTTGAAATTATCTGTGTTTCCACGTCTTAAACCTTCCATTGCTTCTGTTAATTCCCTTACTATTTCAAGCAAGTTTTGATTTATTAAAGCTTGTTTAAATAAATCATTGTAAGGTTGTCTTTCCTTTTTCCCTAAAGTTTCTATCGCTTTAAGTTTGTAAAAAATTTCCCAAAAACCTTTTTTGATTGCATTTTTGTGTGCTGCTTCAACTAGATCTTTTATCTTCATTCTTTGTACTCCTTTATTTTTGCGAATTAATAATCTAATTCTTCCATTCTTTCTTGTGCCAAACATTCTACTGCATCTGCTAATTCTTCTTCTATCCATTCAACTTCGCATTCGCTCTTACATTTAGCATATAAATCTCCTAAAAATATTTGTAAATCTAAACTTTTTAAAAATAACTTACCATTTTCATTTCTTTCTAACATCTTAATCACCCCTTTCTTATTTCACAATCTACTATCTATATAACCCTTTATTTTTGCGAATCTACTTCACTTCAATAAATTCATCATCAACAACTGTGTAACAAGTTGGTTCAAGCTTATGTTTTTTAATCCAGTTATAAAAAACTTCATTTAGTTTTTCTTCTAGTTCTTTTTGTTGTTCTGGTGTTATATCTTCCAAAAAACTTTCAGCAACTTCGCCAACTTCATCATACACTTGATTGTACGTATCTTCTAAAATGTTATCGACATCAAGGCTTGGTATACCGACAGGTATTTTTCTACCTATTCTAAATGTTACCAACCCTTCTTCCTTAGCCATTTTCATACCTTCTTTAATAACTTCTTTTCTTATATCTCCTTCAATATCACTATTCCATATTTCGCTATCTATATCAGTTATTTCGGCTATCCATTCTTCACATTTTTTAATTTCCATTTTATATACCCCTTTCTTATTTCACAATCTACTATTTTTGCGTATCACACCATTTTTTCTAATGTAAATTTTTGACCAATAATGTGTATAACTATTTTTTCGATAGGCTCTCCTGCCACTACCCTCCAACCTTCTTTTTCAAGTTTTTCAAGTTCTTTGGGTATATTAGTGTCTTTTAAAAATTCAACCTTCATTGTTGAACTATTCACGTTAATCTCCTTGTTCTACTCTAAGTACTTTATCCTGAGATACAACAAGATTTACTATTTGACTATTTGAATCAATAAGATCATTGACACTTTCTCTGTTATCGATGAAGATAGGAGCTTGTACTCCATAATGGCTAGACAAAGTATTTATTATGTCTATACCCGCATTTATTTTTGCAGCAGTATTTAAATTAGTCCCGAAAGGAACTCCACCTACTATAGGCTCGCAATCTTCTTCTATTCCACCACTATTGTACTCTTTGACAAATCTAAATTTAACGTACTTGAACATTTTATTTACCTTATCTTCCAATAGATTAACTTTAGACTTTATGAACTCCTGACATAAAATTTCTTGTTGCTCAAGCTTAGCTATTTGAATTGATAAATCTCTTTCCTTTTCTTCTAATTCTTCAATTCTTTTTTTAGTTCTGGCATTAACTTCTTTTAATGCTAGTTGTTTATTTATTGCTTGTAATTCGTCTTGTAATTGACGTTTATTGTTTTTTAATGTTGTAGTATCTTCTTGTTTAAAATTGTTTATTTCTTCCGCTAATGCGTTTATTTTATTTACTAACTCTTCTTTGCCATCAAAAGTTATTTCTTCTTGTGAGGTTTCTTTTTGCAGCTCTAATTCTTTTTTTAATGCTTCTATTTCTTTCTTTTTATCTTCTATTTTTGAGTTGTCCTTATCTATGTTTTCTTTTATTGTTTTTGTTTCTTCTATTAACTTATCTGTTTCTTCTTTTAACTTCATTCCAGCTTTTTTATTACTTTTTATGTCATTAGCTTTTTGAGAGTTGAAATTCTCTTCAAGCTCTTTCTTCTTTTGTTCTATATCTGCATCTTCAAATTTCCTTTTACATGTTGGACACATGAAGTTATTTTCATCAATTTCTAATCTTTTATCTCTTATGTCTTTATATTCATTTCTCAATATAGCTAAATTCTCATTATTTCTTTTTATATTTTTTTCTAACATATCTAATTTGAATTTATGATTATTGGAACTTTGCTCACATATTTCAACTTCATGTTTTATTTCCATTATGTTTTTTCTTATTTTAGACACTTTGCTATTTTTAATTTGTTCTTCTTTTGCAGCTGCAAGCTTTTCATTGTACTCATTTTTTAAACTAAAGTAATGTTCTTTTTTATCTAATAACTCTTCTGAACTTTTACTCTTATCTACAATTTTAGAATCTATAAAATTAATTTCCTGCTCTATATTCTTTTTCTTTTCTTCAAAATCATTGGAGTTAATCTCTTCACCGATAGAGTTTACAAGTTCATCGATTCGTGAAGGAATTTGTTCTCTATCTTCTTTTAATCTTTTAGTCTTACCTTTAATAGCTTGTTTAGCTTCTTCTATTTTTTGTCCCTTATTAAGATATTCTTCTATTGGCTGGAGTCTTGTGTCATTATTAATAACCTCTGAATCTTCTATATCTCCACAAATATTAAGCAATATTTCTCTACGCTTTTTCCATTCCAAACTAGCAAAATATAATGGATTAGTAACTAATTTAAAAAGTTTTTCATCTACTATACTTGAAATATATTCCTTGTACTCTTTTTGTTTTTTAGGAATATCATCTACATAGTAAAGTGTTTCATATCCTCGCAGTTCTTGTTCTGCCTTTCCTTTAGGTTTTACCCATTTCTCTTTATAGATCTTTCTAAGTGTTACCTCATGGTCATCCAATAATAAAATACCTTCAACTTCTGTTTCTAGATTGTGAATTTTATTATTAAATGAATCTAGCGGCTGAATCTCAAACTTAGTCCTATCCTCGCTATCTTTATCGAATAGGAGGAAGTTGAAAGCATCAAAGATTGATGTTTTTCCGCTTCCGTTTTCTCCGAAAATATTTGTCACTGGTGAAAACTTTATTGTTAAATCTTTAATTCCTTTAAAGTTTTTTATTGATAAGTTTTTTAAAACTATTTTTTTAGCCAACTATTTCGCCTCCAATTCAGTAGTAGCTCTTCTATAGAACCACTTTATATATTTTTTTCTCTTCTTTGAGATTCTTTAGGAATTGATAATCCAGCTATAACCCCAGATACATACATCTGTTTTTCCTTTGGCAGTTTGCAAAAATCGAAAAATATTTTTATAATTTCCTCTTGTTTAGTTTTTCCCATCTTTTGACACCTCTTTTCATATTTCGTTTTTAAACAACATTTTTTGTTTCTTTAAGAACATTATAATATTCTTTAAGAACATTATCAAGTTGTTTTTTGAACAATTTTTGTTCTTTACAAACATTTTTGGAGATGATACAATATATTAGGAGGTGAAACGATGAGGAATCGATTGAAAGCACTGAGAAAAGAACTTGGATTAAAACAAGAAGCTTTCGCCAAAAGAATAGATTTAAACAGGTCTAGTTTATCTAATATAGAAACCGGAAATGTAAATCTAACAGAAAGAAATATTAAAAAAATATGTAAAGAATTTAATGTTTCTGAAAAATGGCTAAAAACTGGCGATGGCGAAATGTTTAACACTGTTCAAGAAGATAAAGAGCTCTTGGATTTTGTAATAAACATAATGGCGGATAAAGATGAATTTATCAAAAAAACATTTTTAACGCTTGCTCGATTAGATGAATCTGAGTGGGCAGTAGTAAAAAAGATAATAAAAAACTTACAAGAAGAATAAAAGACAAGGGATCATCTCCCTTGTCTTTTATTTTTTTAATATTTTTTCTATAAAATATAGAATCAAATCTAGCTTAACTCCGTCGTTACATTCTTCTATTAATTTTAAAATTTTTTCTTTCATTATTTTTTCCTCCTTGGCATGTTTTACACTTACTATATAAATATTACCATACCTAAATATTCCCCCTAGGAATATTTTCACTAAATTTTGACACTATTTTTTCATATATTTTACTTTTATTATGTTAATTATAACTGTATTAAAATTTATATGAACTGATAGTAAAATTAAATGTTGTAATTTATGTATTGTGAAAGGTGGAATAAATTATTGGAATTAAAATTTGAATTACACATAAAGAAATTTAGATTGATTCTAGGAATTTCTCAAAAAAATCTTGCGCGAAAGGCAAAGCTTTCGCAAGGATACATCGCAAAGCTGGAATCTAAAAACAGGACTAAAAGCCCTACTCTAAATACAATTTATTTAATTGCACAGGTTTTTAAGGTCTGTCCATTTATCTTGGTAACTTGTAATGGAAACTGTGATACTTGTAAATTAAAAAAAGTATAGTTATTAGTGGCGTAAATAATAACATTTCGTTATTTGCTCTTATTTACGCCTTGTTGCAACTTATTCTTTTTTATATTATAAACTTGACATTAAAGGAGATGACAAGCATGGATATAAAAAGAATTATAGCTTTAAATATATACACTCTTAGAAATAAACATAAGCTAACTCAGGATGAATTTGCTGCAAAGCTAAATTACAAAATCAGATACTAGATTTATTGAACTCGATTTTAGAATCAAACTAATCCGAGTTTTTTTAAATCTTCTATTGCTGCATTATTTTTTTTATTCTCACATTCTTCTAGGGATATACTGCTATCCCCATTTAATAATTTTTCTAATTTCTCAAAATCATAATTGCGTTGATCATAATTATTAAATGAGTCAATTTTATTTTTATTGAAATAAGATTTTTTAATATATTGTTTTTTAGTTTTCTCCTTATTTGCTCTATATGCTTCTACGTCTTTTGTAAATTCTTCTTTCGTTAAAATATTTTTTTCTATGTATGTATCTATAACTTTTTTAAATCCAGCAAATGATTTTATATTTACATCACTGCAATATTCAATTATTGATTTTATAAAGTCAGTATCGTATGTATTTACATATTCTAAAAATTTAACTGTTGTTGTTTTTCTAAGTTCACAAATATTATCGTTAAATATTTGCACTAGACTACTACTACTAATAATCTTTGTAGAAATCTTTGTAGTAGTCTTTGGTATTGGTTCTGCCAAATTGGCACTATCATTCTGCCAATTTGGTTGTATGGTGTTGCCAATTTGGTTGTATGCTCCCCCATGTTGCCAATTTGGTTGTATGGTGTTTTCAGTTTTATCCTTTTTAGCTAAAGCACCTTTTTTTCCTGCTTTACTTCTTTTGTTTGATATGTCTTGTTTTTTATTTAAGTGTTTTTCGCAAACTTCTAGCAATTTATCATAATTAATAGTGTACCATTTTGTTTTATCACCTCTCATTTTATTAAAGACATTAGATACTAAAAGACCGTCTTTTTCTAATTTTTGAAGTGTTCTTTCAACTGTTCTTATACTTAAGAAGTCAAATTCTTCTTCGTGCCATTTTTTTACAGAGTTATAAGTCCAGTACTTCCCGTTTTTAAAATTTTGATTTTTCTTTTCATTTATTTTTAGCCAATAATGAATTTGTTGAAAAATAACTGCTTCTTTAAGCCCCAAGCACTTGGCTAATTTTCTATTAATTGTTATTGGCTCATCATTAAATAAAAGTTCTTCTACTGTAATTTTTTGCATAATAAAATACCTCCAATTTATATCCGAAAAAAACTTACACAAACTAGAGGTATTTTAATGTTTTCCTATTGACTATTTTAAATACATAATGCTATAATTATGTACATAAAATAAGTATATAAAATACTTCTTAGTTGTGTCCGTATTAATCTGTAACTTTGGTCGGTTTGAGATTAATACGGATTTTGCTTTTTGGATATTTATTTTTGCGACTAATTTAAAATCTTTAGTATTATAATATAACAGAATATAGTAATTTGTAAATAGTTGATAATATATTAAAATATATCATCAACTATTTTTTTATCTTTTATAGTATTTATTTCTAAGTTCTTCTTGCTCCTTTTTTCTAGCAAAGACATCTTGTTTTAAATATATACCTTTTTTAATTGCAACTAGTTTGCCAGTTCTATTCATGTCGGATAACCTTTGACGGCTTATGCCAAGGAATTCGGTTACCTCAGCCGAATCCATAGTGTTGTCTTGTATTAATTTAATTAATTCTTCTCTAGTCATAGCTTACTCCTTATTTTTTCTTTTTTCTTTTTCAAGATCACGCTTTCTCTTTTTAAGAAAAAGCAACTTAATAGCTAATGTCCCAATGGCTATAAATGTTATTAAAAGTAAATAATTTAGTATTTTATTCATAGGATTGTGATATAATATAGGAAAGGCAGGGGGGTTATTCCCCCTCTTTAGCCTTGTTGATTTCTAGCCTTAGTTTTTCAATTTCTAACTTAGTTTTTCTGTTTTGCAAGTTCAGTTGACGTATTGTTAGAATTGAAATTACTAGGGCTATTATTTTTCCTATAGTTTCTATCACATTTTCACCTCCTCTCCTCTCCTCTCTACAATTATATTATACCATATCTACGTAAAATGTCAATAGATTTTGAGAAGTTTTTTATTTTTGTAAACATAAAATATTCTATTAAATTAGTGTATTATAAAATGTTTACTTTTATAATTATTTATGTTTACAGAAAATAAATTATATATAAATTTCGTAAACATAAAATAACTTAATAGATACAACGTCTACAAAATGTTTACATTTATTAGATTTAATTAAGGTAAACATCTTATAGCGTAGTAGTTGGGATAAGTATAAAATGTTTACACCTATTATTTTACTCCAGATAAACATTTAAAAAATTTCTAATCATTGTATCTATTTCTTTTTTTATATTTTTATTCTTATTTAAAAGCTCTTTCTGAGCTTTAGTTATTCGGACGGATATTACCTCCTGTAGAGGATTAACTGTTTTCTTACGACCTCTAGACATTAAAATATACCCCCTTAATTGTAAACATTAAATAATATTAATATATTAGGTCTTATAAATAGTTTACAACAAATGGTAATTAATGTAAACTTAAATTAGCACATGTATGCATTATTGAATTACAGTATGCTGTACTAATAATGTACTAACAATGTACTAATTAAATTCAAGGCAATGCTTGACTTGTACTTATAATATTGGTACAATATAGGTACAAAGTAAAAACACTAAGTTAATATAAATGGAGGATGATAAAACATGAAAGAATATATAGTAAGTCTTGATATTGGAAAATATGAAGTGAAAAGCATTGGAAGAGAAAAGAATGGGTCTACCGAAGATATTAAAAGAGTAAACTTTAGAACTAAAATTTATGATTTAGATAATGGATATATAGATGTTGAGGGAAATTCGCATAAAGTAGAATATGATGGAAAATCTTATATTATAGGAGAACAAGGCGAAAGTAAAAGTAATGAAACTAGCAAAACAAACTTATTACATAAGTTAGCAGGATATACTGCAATTACACAATTTATAGAGCCAAATACAAAAGGTAATAAAATAAATATAGTATTAGCTTGTCCTTTAAGTGTTTTAAAAATACAAGAAGCGAAAGAAGAATATAAATCTTTTGTTAAAGGTGATGGGGAAATAAATATAAAAGTTAATGATGAAGATTATTTTTTTACAATTGAAAGTATAATGATAAAAGCAGAGGGGTCAGGAGTACTATTTACAAATAGTGAAGTATTTCAAAATAGCAATGTACCCGTTGTTGACTTTGGTGGGTTAAACATGGGATTCAGTTTATATAGAAATGGTGTATGTAAACAATCGGATAGATTTATTGAGGAACATGGAGCAAACGCATTGACATTAATGGTGAAAGACCAATTGACAATTATGAATAAAGGTAATTTGATATCCTATGATCAAGCTGAACAAGCATTAGAGAAAGGTCATTCTATAACTTTAGGTGAAATTAATACTGAAAGTATAGAAAGGATTAAAAGTGCTAAAAATATGTTTTTTAACACTGCTATAGATACGATTAAAGAACATGGATATAATCTTAATGAGTATGATAATATTGTTTTTTTAGGTGGAACTACCCAGAAGTTAAAAGAAATAATATTAAGCAAATTTAAAAATGCTATCATACCAAATAATAGCCAGTGGACTACTGCAGAAGGACTTTATACAGTGGCATGTGCTAAATATAACAAGTAGGTGATAATATGCCAAGACCTAACACTTTAACAGTAAGTTTTTCTAAAAAAAATTTAGAAATTAAAGAATTAATAGAAGATAAAAAAGAAAAGATAAAGGGTTTTGAACATAGTCAATATATTTGTGACGCTATTCGATTTTATGAAGAAAATAAAAACAAGACATTTGATTCAACTATAAATGCGGATGAAATTAGAAAATTAGTTGATGAAAGATTTCAAGAATTGAAAAATGAATTGCTAAATAATAAAGAAAGCTTAATTGCTTTAGACGATGAAAAAGAAAAATTTAATGATGCAATATTGGAGGAGAATATAGAAAATATAAACCCAGCATTTTTAGATGAAGATTAATACAAATAAAAAAGGAACTAACTTTATTAAGCTAGTTCCTTTTTTATAATCAATATTAAATAAAAATTTTTGAATTAATAAAATTCAAAGATTAATTATATTTAAATACACCTTGTGTTAATGTTCAAAGATTAAATTAAAAAAACGCTATGCGTAATTTAATAAAAATTAATTTTAATACACCCTATGTTACGGTTTAACATTGATTGTGGTATAATCATATCAAAATTGGTGTAGAATGTCAATAGGGAAATCTTAGGAGGTATTGTGATGTCTAAGTTAAAAAATAAAGAAATTGATTATATAGTAGAAGTATATAAAAAAGAAAAAAGTATAGCAAAAACCATGCAAATAACAGGGTTTTGTAAAAATACCGTTAACAAATATGTAGCAGAAATGAGTAGTAAAGATAAAAGATCTCGTAACTGCTTAAATCCTGTAGAAAAAATCGATGCTAATACTGGGGAAGTCTTAAATGAATATAAAAAACCTCGTCTAGCAGCTATAAGAGAATCAATCAGCCCAGCTTCTATTTGTAGGTGTTTAAAAGGAGAACTCGAAACTGCTGGTGGGTTTAAATGGAGATATAAAAACACTTTAGATATTTAATCTAAAGTGTTTTTATTTGCATTAGAATTAAGCTTTTTACTTAAATATTTTTTCAAATCTTCTAAGCTAGAATTTAAGTATGTGAACATTGGTATTTTTTCATTTGTTATATTCATAATTTTAAATGCTAATTTTTGTTTTTCTTTAAAGGCTTTTAAAGCCTGTTTTTCTTTAGTAATTTTAATAATTCTTTTAGAATTTAAATCTTTTAAAGCTTCTTCTTTAGAGGGGAAAATTTTATTGAAGGATACTAATTTTAATTTTGTAATCCCTTTAAACTTGCACCATGCTGCTGAACCACGCCTGCTTTTTTTTATAATTTCGATTTCTTTTATTTCATTATCCCGGATACAATACACTATACTCACTTCCATTTTTAAATTTGATATACATAGATTATATCCCAAATGAATTTTTTTAGTGCTTAGGCTATAAATAAAGATAAAAAAACCTGGAGTATGATTCCAGGTTAAATTATTATCTAATATTTAATTTTTCATAATTATTGCTAAATGGTAACTGTTGATACCATTGTGAAGCTCCTCCCAAGTATATAGCCTCTAGAAACTGATATTCTCCTTGAGGTCCTGCTGATACTAAAATTGTATCGATTTTAGAATAATCGATATTTGACCATATATTATAATCTTCTTTAAAATCTTCTACAGAATCATATTCAACAGTTTCTCCTGTTAAATATGTTACTTTTATTTTTTCCATTTTTTATATCCCCTCTCTTAATTAGTTGTAAAATTCATTTTTTCTTACATCATAGTAATGAAAATAGAAATCTTCATTACTTTCCATATCTTTTTCCCTTTCTAATGAATAATGCTTTATTGCATTGTTCCATTGTGAATTTGAAAAGTTTCTTTTACGGAATATGTCATATACATATTCCGAACATTTCATATCCAAATTGTATTTTTTGGATATTTTTTTTATTATCTCTAGTTCAAACAATTCTGGGAAATAGCTAAAAGCTATCTCTTGATTATATGAACTTTTTATTTTATCGACCTCTTCTTTTATACGAGATCTTGTATATTGAATTTTGCAACTTTTATAATATTGTTTTCTTTTTCTATCTATTGAAATAATATCTTTTTCAAAAGAAGATAATTTGTTATAATCTTCTTTTGATTTTTTCTTTATTTCTACAACTCTTTTATGTGCTATCTCTTCTATAGCATCTAAAGACTTGTTTTGATTAAATTTAATCCAGAAGCTTTTGCCTCTAGAATATTCATCATTATAGCCAAATAAATTGATGCAATTTTTTGGCTCTAATGTTGTGATAGCCCATTCTCCATCCTTACCATTTCCAAAATAGTTGAAACTTTCTCCAACTATTCCGTCTGGAAATTCCTTTATTTTAGGTTCGTAATATCGAAAAGAAGTATCATTCTTCCTTTCTTTTTTTACACAATCTTTATCTGGCATATTATTAAATATTCCAGATATAACTGCACTTAAATCTACATAATAATCATTTGTATCAAATAATTCGTACAACATATATTTACGAATTATTATTTCTTCGCAACTGTTAATTTCTTTGTCACCAAAAATACCCTTATAAGTATCTTTGGAATCTATTTTATTTCTTAATGCTTTGAATTTTTCTAATTCTTTAAAATATCCCTTAAAATTTATATTATATATATTTCTCTTTTCCATTTTTTATATCCCCTTTATTTAAAAATTAAATCAATACATTTTGATGGAATGCAACTATATCCAAAAGCAATTTTTTTATTTCTAAATTCTTTTAAGAATTCTAAATCTTTATTATATACAGCATCTATTATTTGAAATGCTAATTGATTTATAAATGTGTAAGATGCTCTTTCTTCTTTTAATAAGAATACAGCATATTGTAATTTGTTTTCTAATTTTTCTTTATAAATTCTATCTTTATAGAATCTCTCTATATTTATTCTAATATCCATGCTAATTACCCTTTTTTTCTAAGATTTTTTCTATAGCATCCTTAGTTATAATCCATACCCTTCCTGTTTTCCTGTAATCCACTCCACTTTTTAATCCGTGCAGCTCTTTTTGGCATATACTTTTTAAAGTATTTATATTTAAATTATACTTCTCTGATGCTTCTTTCAGGTCCATTACATCTGCCAGCTTCAAATGCTTTCTCTCCTTTATTCTATAATAAAACTTTCCCTAAAGTTTTCCAATTGGTAAGGGGCTTCTATGCTTAAATCTTCTTCTATGTTTTCTATATCTGTATAGTTTCTGTCTACTATAAAAGCCCTTTCCCCTTTAATAATAACTTTTTCGTTTTCTCTTATTTCTACTTCAACTCTAGCAATTCCATCTAAATTAACTATTTTTAAACTTTTCACAATAAAACCTCCTATATTTTTAAAAATGGTGGTCTTAAGGCAACCACCAAGCCTTTTGTTTTATTTATAATCTTCCCAATCAACTGTAATACATTCTTCTTTAATGCCCATTTCTTCAAGCTTATGAAGGTGTTCATACATTTCTTTTTCGGTTAAATATTCTATGTTGCTTAAACGCATTAGAGGTTCGGCTCTGTCCTCATATCTGTTATTCAATACTTCCTCTAATACTTTTCTAGCTACTTCGATTATATCGCTTTGTGTAGCATTATTGGGTGCATCATTAATCCTTACATTTCCTTCATAACTTAAAATCATCACATCTTTCATTTTCATATCTCCTTTTATATTAATTTTAGCCTTTTCGGCTCTCACATAGTTAATATAAAATTTTCAATCCTTAACTACACTATATCACCGTTCACGGTGAATGTCAAGTAAAAAAATATAATTATTTATATAATTTTACTATTTCTTCTTTACATTCTTTTACTGTAGAAATTAAAGCATCTTGTATTCTGTTTCTCCACGCCCCAGCTAAAACTGTATTATAGCATTTAACTTTATTATTTTCTAAATCTATAAAACAATCAAACTTACTTTTGAAGCAATATACATTAATATATATTCTTTTTTGTTTCCAGTTAGTTATTTTTACTACTATGTCTGTTTCGCCATGAGTTTTAGCAACTTCTTCAACTGCATTTTCTATCTTTTCTTCTACACTTACTTCTGTTTCTTCTTCTTCTGAAAGAAGATATGAAAGGCATAATCCAAATTGCACTCTATAATCAACCTCCATATATTCTTTTTTTATTTCTCTTGCCATTTCATGTGCTTTTTTAACAACTTCTTTACTAAATTTCATCTTTACATATCCCCTTTCATTATCTTTAATATAACTATATCACCGTATACGGTGTGTGTCAAGGGGTTATTTAAATTTATTTGACAAAATGAAGAAAAAGTTTTAATATATTACTAAGATAAATTTATATTAACTAAGCGATATGTAAATTATGTTTATTATTATATTTACAAAGAATTATTATATTAACTATGTGGGAATGTAGCTGGTCTTTTTAGATTAGCTACTTTTGTTTTACAAAAAAATAAAAAAGAAGGGACACTATAAAATAGCATCCCTTTAATTTTATACATACTCAATTATAATATTTTTATATGGATCATGTAGAATATCAAAAATAAGTATTTTATTTTTATAATTAAATCTAGTATGACATAAGTTTCCTTTTTCTAAATATCTTATTTGTAAATTACCTATATTTTTTTTCTTATAATAATTTGTATATTCTCTTAAAATTAAATTAATATTACCTAAATTATTAAATATTTTTTGATTATACTTGTTTAACTCGCATTCTTCTAAATTATTTACTATTAATTTATATCTATCTGTTTTTTTAGCATCTCGAATTTTTATTTTATTATCTACACCATAATTTCTCTCCATAGCATCTTGTGTAATTAGCCATGTACCTTCGGAAAAATTAGCATCTACATTTAATTTAAAACCTCTACCAGCCCTAATATCTGCTGTAAGGCTAGTAGTTTTTATATTATACTTTAATGCAGCTTCCTTAGTTGTCATTATGCCATTTAGCATTAGAATATATCCTCCATTTCTCTAATATATCCTTTTTTATAAGCATTATTTACTTTAGAAGATATAATATCTAATTTATCTCTTACTAAATTAAATACTGCATTCTCTAAATTAGAGTTATCTAAAATATAAAAATGCCCATCACTTAAATTGCCATCCCATTCAAATTCTAGATTATATTCCATTCCTAAATCTTCAATTTCTCCTCTAATTTCTACACAAATATTTTTTCCCATTATTCCATACACCCTTTCTTTTATCTTTAATAATATTATATCACCGTGAACGGTGAAGGTCAAGAGGTTATTTATAATATTTTACAAAAAATAAAAAAGAAAGGGACACTATAAAATAGCATCCCTAAAAAATTCCTACATATTATATATTAAATTAAACTTATATAATCTGCACTTATATAAGCTCCATGAGTTCCATAATAAACTGAGTACATATTGCCTACCTTCTTAAATATTTTAATCTTATCGCCTTTATTCAAATATCCTGAAATATTAGATGTTGAATTTGTATCTGTTGTACTTCTTAATCTCACATTATTCCCAGTACACACTCCTATTTTACCATCCAGACTACTAGTCGAAGTTGTAGCAGCCTGTCCGGTTATAGCTGCTTTAATTTCTGCTAAAGGATAATTCACGCCTGGACAATCAGTTTCATAAGGAGCTTCTTTATGCCCTTTAAAAATTATTCCAGGATATTTATTTTTAAGATAAATGCATAAAGAAATAATTGCTTGTTTTTGTGCTACGGGCATAATCTCTTTCATATAATCACCTTCAGCACATATTCCTAATGTATTTGTATTATGACCTTTACAATGTGCACCTATAGCATTATCAGGTCTGCCCTTATAAATAGTACCATCTTTTCTTACAAAATAATGATACCCAATACCACTCCAGCCTTTATCAACGATATGACAACGGTGTATATCTTCAACCGAGCAATTAGACCATTCAGCATGATGCAATAAACCTGTTTTAGGGTTATTACTATAAGTTAAGCTTTTAAATTTTAAATTTTTATCGATTATATTCATTTCAATTTCCCCTTTATCAAATTTATTTAAATTATATTTTTCAACTATTTCTATTATTTTTTCTATATATCCAGGAGCGGAGCAGTAACCCCCAGATACAATTGCTTTTATTTGCTCCAAATGATTTGCAGCTTTAAAAACTCCAGCTGCTATATACCATTCTTTTTTTAAAAATAAAGCATGATCTATTACACTTTCAGACCAAGAATTGTAGATTCTAAAAGGTTGTTTTTCTGTAATCCAGGTATTATTTTTGTATTCTTTAGTATCTACTAAAGCAACTTTACCACTCCAATCTCGAAGGGCTTTAATTCCATATAAATTAAAATATTTTTGTGCAAGGGTACTTGTACCCCATCCACTTTCTAAAATTGCCTGGGCTATTGAAATTGAAGCATATATACCATGATTTTCTTGCACTTCTACTGCCGCAGCTTTGATTTTATCAATAAATTCTATTTGTTCCACTTAATCCTCCCCTTTTTTAGATTGCTTATACAATTGATTAGTTCCTATTGCACAGAATGAGCATATAATACCTTCCAGTATACTTGCAGCACCTAATCCATCTATTGCAAGGCTAAAGGCTATCCCAACAATTAAAAGAATCCAGGGGATTATATTATCTTTAATTTTAGAAGTTTTAAGAAATACTCCTAAAATGTAAAGAGCAACTACTAATATAAGCAGCTGCTCCGGAATAAATTTTATAAAATCTATATTTGTTAAATCCATAAATCTTCCTCCTATCTGACTTTATCTTTTATATATTCAATATCAATTTTCAATGCTTCTACTGTATTTAAATTTTGAGCTAAATCTTGTATAATGCTCTGATTTTTTTCTATTGCATTTTGATACTTTTCTTCTCTTTTACTATTTTGTTCCTGTATTTTATCTACAAGATTTTTATAATTATTTGATTGATTCAAATACAACCATGCAAATAAAGCCAGTGCAGGACTGACTTTTAAAGTTTCCATAAGTATGTTTTCCATATACCCTCCTAATAATTAGTAATTATCAATTCACCATATTTCCCCCTTGCATCCTCTTGCCTACTAACTGAATAATTAACCCTAACCTCTTTAAAATTAAAGCCCTTGTACCATTCTCGAACTTGAGAATGGTCATTTATTGTAAGAAGAAATTTCCCTTTTATATTTTTCAACATATCTCTTAATAATAGATGTTCTTTTTCCCCAAATTCGTTTCCATAGCCAGCGGTTTTCCAGTACGGAGGATCACAGAAAAAGAAAGTATGAGGTCTATCATATTTTTCAATAATTTTTTCAAAACTTAAATTTTCAACATAAGTGTTTCTTAATCTTTTTTTAACTTCATCTAATACATTTTTATAAAATATTTGAGGGGATGGTTTTGTAGTTGTCCCATAGCCATAAGTGCTTCCCTTTCCAGCAAAACTTTGACTAATTAAATATAAAAACCTTATGGATCTATTAATTTCAGTTAAATTTTCTAAATTATAATTTTTATATTCTTCAAAAACATCTCTACTGGAAAACTCAAATTCAAGCTGTCTTTCAATTTCCGGAGCATGATATTTTATCATTTTAAATAAATTAATAAGTTCTTTATCAATATCATTAATGATTTCAACTTTGCTAGGTTCTTTACCAAAATAAACCCAACCAGCTCCAAAAAATATTTCTGCATAACATGTATGCTCTGGTATCATTTCTATTATTGTTTTTCTTAATTTACTCTTTCCACCCATTCGTGTTATTGGTGCTTTCATCATTTGTTTTTTCTCCTTAAATTAATTTTATCTTTAGTTTAGTAATAAAAAAAGACCTTATGGTCTATTTTCTGTTTGTCTTATTAGTTCGATTTTTCCACTAAATTTATCAATTGGTCGAAATGGTTTATCTAATTTGTAAATTAGATTTACAGGTGTTGTGCAATCACTTACGATAATCTCATAATCAGTTTTATTTGATAAAAAGTTTAAATAGTAAATATAATCACTATCCAGTAATTCATCTCCTTCAACTATATTTAAAGATTTTAAGTCTAATCCATAAACAACTATTTTCTGTATAACGCTATCTTTAACTAAATACCTAACAATATCAACTTTTTTGCCAGCAACAATACCTTCAAAAAACATTGGTGAACTTTGTGATACTTTGCCTTGCGAATATATTTCCTTGCCATCAATTTCAAATTTTACATTGCCTAATGGATAATTATCTGTACTGTAAAGCTCTATCTTGGTAATAAGCATTATGTCATTAAATTCTATACTTAAGCCTTCTCGACTACCCGAGCCATCATCCCAGTAGTATCTATTGCTAAGCTTTGTATCTGGGTTAAATATAGCATTTATATTAGACGCAGAGCTACCAATCGAACTATATGTACCTAGTGCATTTAATATTTTAGGATTAGCACTTATAGTATAAAATTTTTTATCTTTAAATAGTTTAAATTTAAATTTTTTATCAACTTGTAGTATAGTATTATTTAAAATGCAACTTTTATCATTGCACTTATAGTTAAAATCATAAATATTTTTATATAAGTCTTCTAAATAAAACCCATATGATCTAAAGTCCTTTTCAACTTCTACAAACTTGTTATTTATAGCATCGTAATTTTCTTTTTTTATACTATAAAATTTATCGTTTTTATGCAGTAAAAAAAGAACATCGTTCTTGTAAATTTCAATATCATTAAGACAATCCCCCCAACTTCCACTTGTTTTAAAGTCTAGTCGAATATATTTACACACTCTATTAATTGTGTGCATATAAAATTCACCCATATTTTTTTTACCAGTTGTAAACGGAACAACTTCGTCAAAATTTTTGTTATCGTTTGATATTGAAATTTTATAGTTGCTATAAGTATCTGAACGACAATAGGGAGCAATGTTTATTTGTTTTATGAGAACTTCATGCTTTAATGTTATTAGTAAATATCCATTTTTAGAACATCCTAACCAATAGAATCCTTCCGAATCATCATTGTTTGAATTGTCAATCAGGTGTCCTAAAGAATAATAATCAGCATTATACACTCCAGTAGAGCTAAAAAGCATATCTTTAGATAATTTCATTTTTTGCATAAAAAACACTTCCTTTATTTAGTAATTAATTTTTATATCTCCACTAAATTTTATATAAACTTGCAAAATTGTATTACTGGAATAAACCACTTTATATAAAGTTTCGGGAACTTGCATCCACATTCCAACCCCATCATATTGCAGTTTTAAATCATCTAATTCTTCAACATCTCTTATATCATCCATTTTAAATAAATAAGCAAATCTAACTTTTTTATTTGTTATAAGCTCATTCCAGAAGCTCTCATTAATTTTATTGAAAACCTCAGTTGTAATCCCATTTTTTTCAACCTCTTTAACATTTAAATCAATGTCAATCCATTTTTCATTTTTAAATGTTTTCCAAGTTACTCCACCATCAGCACTTATAATTATTTTTAGATTCTTACCAGATGCTACTAATTTAAAATAATCTACATGTTCTGCATAACTTAAATTAAAATCTTTTTTGGGAATAAGTAACCTATCTTTGGGAATTGCAGTTACTTGTAGTTTTTTTACAACTCCATCTTCTATATCAGTCAAATCTTCTATATGTTTAAATTTATCTAAATCAATTGTAGTGGAATCATAGATGTATTTATCATCCTCATTTATAAAATTATATTTATAATCATGTTCAGTTTTAAGGTGTGCTTTATCATCAAATAGTATCATTTCATCCGTTAAAAAATCAGTATGCTCGGCGTTACTAAAAGTATTTTGTGTAATAATAATATCTTTTTCTCCAACTTCATATTGCAATACATTAACACGAGGGACTTTAAAGTCAGTCGTATTTATAGGTATTTTTACTATATGTGGCTTATCAGGTGTTCCGACTACACCCATTTTACAAACTTGATCTAGTTTATTTCCTCCACCACTTCCAACTGTTTCGGCATCAACTGTCGTGAATTTATCTGTATCGGCTGAATAAGCAACAATCTGTTTGTCTTTTTTATTTGTCACATCAACATCTTTTAATTGTTCAAATCTAGTTAATCTTTTAGATACTATTTCTTTTAATATCTTTTCAGAACTCCAAGTCATATCGTTTTTAATTTGAGAATCATCTAAAATAACATCTTTTTGTAAACTTACATTAAAAAACTCACTCATAAGAATACCTCCTATTCATTAATTACTAATTGAAAATCTCTTATGTTAAAATTATGATTTTCAGCATTTTTAGTAATTCTTACAAATAAATTTTTGATTTCTCCAGGGCTTATTAAATCTATAGTTAATACATCTTCATAATTTTGACCATTCCAAGATAATTCAATTAAATCTTTTGTAGAAGTTTCAGTTCCAATTTTAATATTTTTATACTCTTTATTATCTATATTTTTAATAGAAATAAGTTCCTGCAAATCTTGCAATAAAGCAGGAGCAGTGTTAGTTACAATGGAACCATGGTAAATTATCTCAAAATTATAAGGGGAAAGTACATATACATCCCCATAGCTTAAATCAATTAATTCTGTTTTATAATACTCAATATTATTTATATCTTTAAATATAAAATATCCTTTTATTTTACTATCCAAAAACACCTTGCATTCCATATTTTCATTAAATTTTCTAGTCATAATTAATTCATTTTTATTGTTGTAAAATTCAACAATAGAACCTTCTGGTGCATTTTGTAAAGTTACATATGCATTGCAGTAAATCATATAGTTCTTTAGTATGAAATCTTCAGAACTATTCTTCTCAAACCCTTGATGCGTAAGAGTTTCCAAAAATTCCATGCCACCTATATTTTTATAATTTAATCCATCTTTACTGGCATAAGCTTGAATATGATTATTGCTTTTTAATATTTTCCAAAACTTGTTTTGTTCATTTGTTTTAGTTTCTCTTATTCCAAATTTCGACGTTGAATTTCCAAGGTACAAATTACAATACTCATCATCATTCATTGTTTTAAAATTTTCTTTTTCAAATTCAATTAAAAATTCATCATAGGTAAATTTTCGCTGAATTTGGGTATTTGAAATTAATTTCAACTGTTTAGTTTTTATATCCCTTACAATGTTTGCACTACCTGCAAAATCAGAAAAAAAAGAGGTTAGATAAAAATTATCTACCTCTAATAACCCATCTTTAACTTTCAATAACTTCATTTAATCACTTCCTATACGCGTGGCTGCATCATAAAGTCGTAAGGTACAAACTCAACAATTTGCACATTTTTTGTGCCTGCGCCTTTTGCAATAAATTCTTTAGCAGCAGCTAAAGCATAATCATAACAGTTAGTTGCATAGTTATTTATTTCATTCCCTTTATCGTCTGTTTCTCCCCCATAATTACAGCTCACAACTGTTTTATCTTTAAGAACTCCCCACATTTTTTGACGTGGTTTTTTATAGTCTATTAATTTATCCATTTTTCAATCCTCCAAAAATATTTTTTTTATTTGTATTTTTAGTTTCAATAAAATAATGCCTTTTACCCTTTAATTTATCTAAATCTTTTATTAAATCATTGTTGCTAGCTTTTTTATTAAAAGTTCTTTCAATATCCATAGCCTTTAGATTGCGCCACAATGGCACTACATTGAAATGATGAAATTTCATATAGTCTATTAAGTTAGCAAGCAATATTCCAATAGCCTGCAGCCCTGTTTCACAATCAAGAAAATAAACTTTTTCAGCTTCCCATCTAATCCATCTGTAAATTCTATAATAATCTTTATTGGGCTTAGAACTGTCCATATTGTACCAGTCATAAAGTAATTCCATTAATAACTGTATGCCTTCTTTTCCTGTAACACATAGCCAACCTTGCACATTATGCTGACTAACCATTCCTATAATATTAATCATATCTAGCATTATCTCGATACTTACTGCTACAGGAGGTATATCATAATCTATTCCCCAGTTGTTCCCCCATTCAATTGGATGTGTATTGAATCTTAAATATTCATACTTTAAATTATTAAGCAAATCAAAATTATACAAATAATCTTTGCTGGGAACAATTATAGGATCATATGAGCCAGTAGCATTTAGCCACCACCACCGTTTTATTAATTTTAAAAATTTATTTCGGTTAATCAAATTAATATTTTTTTCAATTGTCGTATTTAACATTTTAATATATTCTTTATTTATATCAACAATAGATATATCAAGCAAATATCTTAATTTGTTTTTATAAATATCTACAATACACATATCTTTTAAATGCAGGTTTCTTAATTTAAAAAGTGATAATAATGTTAGATTGTCTAAATGTTTTTCATATTTGATGAACATTTTCTTAAAATAAACAGTTTTTAAATATTTCTCATGTGATAGTTTTATATTAAAAATTGAAGCTTTATATAAAAATTTATTTAATTTATTCATGACATTAAATAATGGGATAACAGTATCTTTATACATATATACAGTTTTATTTTTATAAACTGAATAAAGACCATCTTTATCTAAATATTCTTCTATATTTTCAATACTCATTTTTTTATTATCTGCAATATATAAATAATAAGAACTATTAAAAAATATGTTGTGCAGCTTATAAGCTTTCATTGCTTTAAATTTACTTTTACTTAGTCTGTGCAAGTCTACATGATTCAAAAACATAAAATCAAGTTTAAAAATTTTTTTATCATCATATAAACTTAAATAATTAGAAGTATATTTGTTTATATTTCTAATATTGCGTAAACTATAGTATTTATAATTTACTTTAAATAAACCTGTATTAATTAGTTTATTTAAAAGTTTATTTTTATTTAAATATATATTTTCGCAACTATTAAGTTTTAGAAATTTATTATTTTTATAAAAATCAATTGATTTTATACTAATATTACCTAAATATTTTTGAAAATATAATTTAGACATCAAATGGAAATTCAAACTATTAAC